TGCTTTAGAGCTATTTACCCGTTAATTTTAGCTATGGACTATGAAGCTAAGCCTAAATGGTGCCCCAGATGGTTTCTACGCTTCTTACACCTGTTTGGTTGTGATAACTCTCTAGTAAGAGTAAGAAACAGAAGATTACACAACCTATTTAGAAACTTAACCAAAGGTATTATGTTCTGGGACTATAAGACTAAGTGGACTAGTTATGACTTACGTATTAGTATTTCAGCACCTAAACACTTACAAGATCTAGCTGATGATATAGAAAGCGGGTTTTACAGTAGGGGTAGACAAGAAGAACTAGTAGCTCAGATTAAAAGACTAAACCCTAACTCAAACATTATGTGGGGTAGTATTGATCGCTTAGAAAAACAACTAGAAGAACTACAAGCTGAAAAAGAAAAAAGAGATAAGCAATTAGATTCTCTTGTTCAACAAGCTAATGATAAACTTAGAGGATAAAAAAATGACAAACAATAAAAAACAGACTGGGATAAATGAAGTTGAGTACATTATTAAAGTTAATCAATTTGCAAAAGAAAACAACACGGATAAGCCAAGACAACAGACAGCAGTTGAGTGGTTGCTAAATGCAATAGAAACTAAAAATGGTGAGGAATTTTCTTCTTATTATACAGAATTTATTGAACAAGCCAAAGAAATAGAGAAGGAAAGAACAATTCAATTTTGCATAGATTGGTATTTTAATGGCACTGTAATGATGAAAAAAATTGATGTAAAAACTACCATTGAACAACACTACAACGAAACCTACGAAGGAGGTGAGCAATGATTTGGGATTTATTATCTGATAAACAGAAAGAAGAAGTAAAAGAGTATGTAAAATCCTTTGGATTAGAAATTGCTCAAATTTATGTTCAAGTAGAAGAAAACACCAAAGAACCTATGGTGCTTGATTCAAAAATGAACTTAGTAGATATCCACGAAGTAATAGAAGGAGTATATTTAAGAGACTTAATTAACAAATAAAAAGCAAATGAAAAACAATAAAGACCAGATGACAGTTGGCAAATACCTTTTACTTTTTGTAGGCATTTCATTCATTATTTTTAATACCTTATTACAATTAAACTTAATCCTATGAAAAACAATAAACAACAAACGGCATTTGACCAGTTATTCACATTAGTAATTAAAAAATATGAAAATGTAGAATGGGTATTTCAATTCAATAATGATGAACCGATATTACTTGGACGACCTAAAGATGACACAAAAGAATTGATTTTGACCATTGGTAATAGGTCTGATTCTAATGTTTTATTTAGCGATGGTAAAGGAAACACATTTAAAATTTTCGCAAGGGAGCAAAAACAATGACAAACAATAAACAGCACACAACAGTAAAATTTGAAAGGTTCAAAGAACTCTTTCAGGTACTACCGTCAATTTCAATTTATCAAAGGGAAGAAAAGTATGTAATTGGATTTACTTGGTTAGTATTTGGATTGATTATTAACATATTTAAAGGAGATAAGCAATGAGCAAAGATAAATTTAAGAACTCGCCAATACACGACAAGAAAGCAATCATTGAAATGATGGATGAGTTAGAACCTAAAGACATGATTGAGGTTGTTGAATTGCTTAAGAGCAAACAAGAAAAAGTTGTATATGAAGTTGACTTTGGTGAAGAAACATATGGTGAGGTTAGATTGAAGGATGGTGTCTATAGGTGTTATGTAACACCGCAATATGGAGGTGAGTTTCATCAAGAAAAAGGCGAATACTATGATTTATCTGAAGCAATTAAGTATATTAAATCAATAACATAATTCACGGAGGAGACGAACAATGAAAAAATACCGTATTATAGAAGAAGGTAAAAAATTTTATGCTCAGGAAAAGAAGACTATCCTATCACCTTGGATGTTTCTAGACAATTATTTTGCAAGTAAGACTTGGCTTTTTGACAAATATGAGTGTCAATGTAGTTCAATTGAAAGTGCCATTGAAGTTATTGAGAAGCGTATCACGTTTAAGGAAAAACCAAAAAAAGTAATTCATAAATATCCATTAACTACAAATATTAAAGGAGGTAATCAATGACAAACAGTAAACAACAGACGGCAGTGGACTATTACTCCAAAGAAATCGGCAGATTAACAAGCGATTTGGTAACTGGTAAAATAACAGGAAAACAATTTGTTATGTTGGAAATCCAACTGCTCGAACAAGCCAAAGTAATGGAAAAGGAGCAAGCAATTAAGTTGTATTATGAATACGAATTATATGCAATGATGAATGAATCAGAGGTAATGACATTTGGGCAGTTTTACAAACAAACATACGGAGGAGATGAGCAATGAAAGCAAATGAATTAAGAATTGGGAATTGGGTAATGAACAAAGGTGTTCACGTTCAAATAGAGGAAATTACCCCGAATACTGTGAGTTATTGTTTTGGAACCTACACCTTGGATTTTGTCGAACCCATCCCATTGAATGAAGAATTTTTGTTGCGATTTGGGATTGAGAAAATGCACGATGGTAATTATTGGACTAAAAAACTTTGTATCCGCAAGGATAGAGATGAATTTTATGCACTTTATGAACAAGGCAGAATATACATTCAACACGTGCACCAACTACAAAACCTATACTTTGCCTTGACGGGTGAGGAATTAACCTACGAAGGAGGTGAGCAATGAACGACAAGATAAAACAAATAGATTTAGATAAAGCAAAATTCATCGGAGAAGGTGAATGGGTTAAAGATTCCGCATACCAAGTGTATGAATTGGATGGTAAGTATTATTCTGTTATAGTAATTGGGCATACCAATAAAGAAATTATGGATGATTCTATAACTGAAATAAAATTTGAAGACATAAATTTTTATATTTAGAAAGCCATGACAAACATTAAACAACAGACATATACTATTGAACAAATAGCCAAGCAAAACAACATTGCTTTGTATTTGAACGCCAAAGGTGAAGATAACACTGGGTTTTCATCTCGTGAAAATAGTCTATGTAATGCGGAGATTTATATAAGTAAGTGTGACAATAACGAAATACAAAAAGCAATTTTTTTTCATGAACTAGGACACTTGTTTCAAGATAAAGAGAATTACTCATTTCCACATCAATTTCACTATGAACTTGATGCTTGGTTAGTTGGTTTAAGAATTGGTTACAGCTACGGTTATTTTATAGACTCTAATCTATTTTTTGAAATACTTGTACCAAGTCTAAAATCATATCAAATAAAAGGAATTAAATATAAAGAAGATGACAAACAATAAACAACTCTCAATTATTGACGCACTATGCATCGTAAAAACAGGAAGTAGAACAGAGCAAGAAAGAGAATTACTAGACCATGCTTACTTGGTAATCAAACAACATTCAGAAATACTACATCTTGAGTATCAAAGAGAATGCATTGATGAGAAACTTTTTAAGATTAAAGAAAGTGACAAACAACAATAAACAGACGGTAGTTGACGCTGCAGAATTAGCTTTTAAACTCTACCCATTTAGTAGTGATTCGGTAAGAAATGCCTTCATTACTGGGTATAACAAAGCTAAAGAGATGGAGTGCGTGCTACTCTGTGCGAAGGAACAAAGGTCTATCGAACTACCAAGTGATGAGGAGATAAAAGAAATGCGTAAAGCCTACCTCGAGGAGGTCAATGACATTGTTCATGCAGATTTAGAAAGGGATGGATATTTGGATTTAGGATTTCATGTAGGCGCAAAATGGATGCGTGATAAAATACAAGGAGGTATCAAATGAAACTATACACAGAAGAACAAGTGTTACAAATAATCGGTAATCTAAACAGAGAGTATTTTGTAACTCCTGAAGAATTATTAGAAGAAATGGAATTAACACCCATCCAATTATCAAGTGATGAGGAGATTAAAAAAATGATGGAGTTGGATGGTATGGAGTTTGATGAATTTGACCCTTATGATGTATCTTATTTAGGTGGTGCAACTTGGATGCGTAATAAAATACAAGGAAATAAGGAATGAGAATCCCTAGAAGACTAAAGAAGAAAGTCCCTAAGAACACTCCTTACTGCTATGTTCCAGATCATAAGAAGAACGCACAGCAAAAAGAGTTATTTCCTTACTGGATTAAGTCTTGTCCTTTCTATCAACATCAAGAAGGTATAGAAGGATGGTGTAGACTAGTCAAGAGTGAAGTGATGGACCAATGTAAATCATGCAAAATCAAATAATGTACTTAGTTAGTTATCCCACAGGAAGTTACGACACTTACTATGAGAATCTTGTGTTTGTTACACACGATGAACAACTTGCAATAGCCTATGTAGAGAAGTTTAATAGAATTAGAAAGAATCTACAAGAATATCATGAGGAGTTTGTAAAAGACAAAATATGGGATGAGAATAGTCAGTATAATTGGTATAGATGGGATCGTATCATGGATACAGGTGCAGCTAGTTATACCGAAATTGACTGGAGGTAAGTTATGCTAGAAGATATTATTAACCCAACACCAGCTAGGCAGCTGATCAATGACTTTTATTATCAGTTGCCTAACAATGGGTCCCATAAAGAAGGACTACTAAGCTGTGAGAAGAGGTACAATGAAGCGATTACTTGTGCCCTAGTTTGCATAGACCATATGATAAGAATTGCTCCTTGGGGAGGTGTTATTGATAATGAAGTTGAAGATGGGTCTAAGGAATATTACTTGAAAATAAAAGAAGAATTAATACAGATTAGAGATGATAAAATGGAAATATAAACCCGCAGGTAATTGTCCAGTACAAGCAGAAGGCTGGTTCTTAAAACATTATTTTTACTTTAGGGCTAGAGGTCAGTGGGCCACTATTGAATTCAGTGAGAGTGAAGATCACCATGATAGAGATGAAGTCTACAAAATGTACATACTAGCTAAGACAGACGAGTATATGGCTGGTTGGCTACCTAAGTGGATATGCCGATTGCTGATCTACAAAGGATGTCTTAAGTTCTTATTGTTTAAACTAATTAAAAACTAAATTATGACACTAAAAGAATGGCTTAAAGATGTTTACTATGACCAATGGGGTCAATACCTATGGAGTAGACAAGATGAAGAAGGAGGCTCTCAGATGGTAGGCGAGATTAGAGGATGGGGTGCTTTACAAAATGAATTTGAAACAGACATAGAAGCTGGAGTATTTCAGGATGAGGTAGGTAAGTTTATTGCTGCAGCCATCAATGAGAAAGTACAAAGAGATTTTGGAGGTGAACAATGAGTAAAATAGAACAAGTTAAAATAGACTTAAATCTAGATGAGATTTTTAGATACAAGTTAGTCAGAGAAAGAGATGGCTTATCTAACGTAGGTCACAAAGCTGGATGGATTGAATGGAACGAAGATGGCACCTTTAAAGAACTACATGATGAACCTGCAGTAGGTAGGTCGCTTATTCTAGATCCTCAAAGAATGTCTTATACCTGGCTGACTACTACTGTAACAGAGATTTTGGAACAGAAAGAAAACTATATTAAGTTTGCAACAACAAACAGTTTATACGAATTATGGCAAAACGATTAACAAGAGAACAAAAACGTGAAAAAGCAGTGGTTGACATCATCAATCAAATGTTTATCATTGCAGGTCATGATGTTACATTTGATGACATCAAAGATCGTAAAGACAACTGGTACACAGAGTGGACTATGACTGTTGAACAAAGTGATGAATGGAGAGCTTGGGGAGTAAATTATCTAATGAAACTTTTTAAAGTAAACAAGAAGTTTGCTGAGACAGAGATGGCATGGATGAATCTAATGTGGGGACTTAAATACTCAAATCTTAACCCATGAACAGCATAGACACACAATACCAGATCTTACTTCAATCTATCTTAGATTACGGAGTAGAGAAGTCTGATAGAACAGGAACAGGTACTAAGTCAATCTTTGGCTACACCATTAGACATCGAATGAGTGATGGATTTCCTCTCTTAACCACTAAGAAGATGCCTTGGAAGACACTAGTAACTGAGTTGCTGTGGTTTTTAAATGGCGACACTAACATTAAGTACCTTTTAGATAACGGATGTAATATCTGGACAGGAGATGCTTATAAATCTTACCGTGAACCTAGACCAAATGATAGAGACGCTTACACTGTAGAAGAGTTTGTAGAAGCGATTAAAACTAATCCTGAGTTTGCTGCTAAATATGGTGAGTTAGGTCCTATCTATGGTAAGCAATGGAGAAAATGGAATAGCCCAAAAACTGTTATCGGTGATGATTCACATTCTTGGCAAATACTAAAACCAGTAGATCAAATTGCAAACCTAATCAATGACCTTAAAACAAATCCAGACTCAAGACGGTTGATGGTTAGTGCCTGGAATGTAGGCGAATTAGACCAAATGGTACTTCCTCCTTGTCATTATGGCTTCCAAGTCTACACAAGAGAGTTGACCTACGAAGAAAAAAAGACGTACATGGACAAACACTTTAGTGGTAAAGCACAACTTACCTTAAGCGATTTTGAGAAGTTTAGTATCCCAAGTAGAGCTATATCTTTGATGTGGAATCAACGCTCAGTAGATACTTTCCTCGGTCTTCCCTTTAACATCGCCTCCTATGCTCTTCTCTTAACTATCCTTGCTAAAGAGGTTAATATGGTTCCTGATGAATTAATCGGTAACTTAGGTGATACTCACCTTTACTTGAATCATATCAAACAGGCTAAAGAACAAATAGAAAGAGACTCTTACGAGTTACCTAGTCTTTGGATCAATGATTTAAGGTCTGATACTAACACTATCTTAGGAGATATCACTAAGTGGTCTGCAGAAGATTTTAAAATTAAAGATTACAAATGTCACCCAACGATCAAAGCACCCCTCTCCAACTAGATTTAAAAGGATTCACACCTAAACAATACGCTGCCCTTATACTTAAGGATGAACTTAAACTAAACGGTAGTAGGTCAGGTATTAAGTTAGGTATAAATCACTACGCTTTTAAAGCTCTTTACAAGAGAGCTAAAGCAAAAGAAAAACTAAAACAATCTACTTATGATAAACCATGTATGTGAAAAGAGGCCTGAGTACTTTGAGTTTATCTCTAGTCACTTTGGAGTAACTTTCACAGAGAAATCATTTAAGGACCCTACATTAAAAGTGCATGCTCTACACGAAGGAACAGAAATAGTAGCAGTACTTTTAATTAAAAAGAAAAAAGATAACCAGTATAGAATCACTTTTATACGGGTATCTGAGGAGTTTCAAGGTAAGCGTTATGGTCATGCAATACTTAACATAGCCTTGCATGATGCGTATAACGAAAATAAGGGCCCTATAAAGGCATTTACAAGGGTTAAAGCACAGAACATCCAATCTCTTAACTTCTTTCAAGCAGAGGGCTTTAAAATAGCTGAATTTGAATGCCTGCATGATACCGTGTTAGAGAATGGAAACATTGTTACAGAGCTAAAACCCGCTTACATTTTAAACAAAGACTACGATGACAACAGAACCTAGAATTCTATTAAACAGAATTCAAACACCAGATGGTAGTATCTTAACTTCTTACAATAGACATGACTACGTTGAATATAGGGACAGACTAACTAAAGAGGTCCTTATGGTAGACGGAGGTACAGACTATTTAAGAAGAAATATAGGTACTTACGAAGAGTTAAGCGTCTATGACGATGGAACTCACCTAACTAGAAGATCAGCTATACACTGGGGAACCAGAGGTAAAGACGGCAGACAACCTTTAGTCTACAAACCAATCAAAGACTTAGACTCAGATCATATTCAAGCCATCCTAAAAACACAACATCAAATCTCTGACTTTTACAGAGAAATTTTTAAGGATGAGTTAAAATATAGATTTGACGAACAGGCAGAAAAACTTTAACTTTGTTAGCCTTATGACTCCCAAACAACAAGCAGAGGCTATGGAACAAGAAATCCTAATGGGATTAGGGTTCCAAATGAACGGTTACGCTTACAAACAGATTGCAAATTACACAATTGACAAGATTATAGCAGAATACAGAGATATGGACAACTACGTTAAAGACCGTTCTATGAATAATGCTATATTGTTTTGGAAAGACGTTAAGAAGGAAATAAACAAAGATGAAAGAAGCTTGTAAGGAAATTGGTAAAAAATTAAAGAACACTAATTGTATGAGTAGTAACGAGTTCTTCGCATACACTCTTCTCTTTGTCTCGTTCTTCTCTATTATAGTAGCGTTTGTAGCAAATTTAATAGCTACCTTTGTAGAATGAGTTCTACATATACATTAAGCGAGAATGGTACGGTGATAGAATATCGCCTGATTGTAAAGACAATGAAAAAGAATGAAGACTACAAGTTCTACTCAGAAAGTGAAAGAGACAAAGCCTTTAAGAAAGCACTAGAAGAGAAAAACTTACTGCTAGCTCACCGTTACAAACGAGATAGCGAACAAACACCAGAACAACTTTAACTTAACTTAAATTAAACTAACAAAGCACCTCTAGGGGTGCTTTTTTCATTTAAAACCATTTAAAACTATTTAAAACCTAAAATAATATGCCAGAAGAATTAGAATCAGCAGGCCTAATTGCAGGCCAACAACTTCAAATCTTTGACGATCCATTCTCTATGGAGTTCATGCAAGAAGCAGAAAGAACTATCGAAGTATCTGCTATCAATGCTCCTAAAGTAAAACGTGCACGTAAAGTCTTAACAGACAAATTCGTAATGCACAAGGATCTAAAGAAACGTTTACTTAAACTTAAGTCTACTGATGTCCCCCAAATCGTAAAGGACATGGTAGATGACTTATTATCCCTCAAAAGAGTCCCAGAAGGCTCTAAGTATTGTAATTATCTTGGTTTATCACAAGCAGACTACAGCAAACTCTCTTATCTAGACGAAGAACGTAAAAATAGATTGCAGGGAGAAGAAACAAGAATGCATATGATTAAACCAGGAACTATCATTAAAGTACACACAGCAAGACCACGTATCTGGAAAGGAAATCATGCAATCAAGAGTTATAGTCTTACTCTTACAAATCGTCACTTAGGAGGATCTGTTTACCCTATCAGAGAGTTTCAGACTGTTACAGGTACTCATACTGCTACTTACTATGATGATGCAGAAGAAACAGTAGATTCTAGTTATGCTTTCTTTTGTCCTGTGTTAGAAGCAGAGTCTAACGACTTCAGACTTAGACACAGTAACATGTATGGAGCTCATAACTTTGTACTGACTCCAGATGGTTTAGTCAGTACTGGAAACCATCCTAAAATACTCGGTGTAGAGTTTGAGAAAACTGAAGTAGTAATGCCTCAGGTGTGGAACTTTAAGAAGCGTTATCACACTTCTGTAGGTAAACTTATTCGTAGAATCTTCAAAGACAAGTACTCAGATCGAGATATCACTAGTTTTTCTGAGGCTTATGCTTCTTTGATTACTGTAGCTAATCCTCTTTATGATTTTCAGATTATGGAAGGAGAACAAGTTAAGTGGGCTTATCACGAAGATAATTACCATACTTTCACTAATACTTTGGGTAGTTCTTGTATGCGTTATGACAGATGTCAAAGCTACTTTGGTATCTACACTAAAGACCCTTCTAAAGTTAAGATAGGTGTTCTCTTGAGGAGTGGTAAGGTAGCTGCTCGAGCTATCCTGTGGAACTTAGGCGATTATTGGGCCTATGACAGAATTTATTCTACTAGAACTGAGACAGAAAACTTGCTTAAGTCTACCCTAGAAACAGCAGGATACAGAAGAATCTGGCAAACATCAGGTCACTATTCTCTTAAGATAGATTTAAGTGACGTATCAAGATTCCCTTACGTAGATACTTTACACTGTTATAATCCTGACTCTCAAATCTTAAGTAACTATGGAGAAGGTCATCACTTTAGCTTTAGATCTACTGGAGGTGATTATTACGATAACGGAGCAGATGAAGACAACAATGTAGACTGCGCTTGTTGTGGGGATACAGTAGAATTTGACGATTCTTACTATGTAGACAGAGGTAGACACCGAGGAGAAAGATGTTGTTCAAGTTGTCATGTTTATTCAGACGCTATGGATATTACTTTCACAACAGATGACGAGCATGTAAGTACTTATGATAATGACTCTGTCATGTTAAGAGATTCTGTTCAGTTATTTGACGGACAATATGCTTATGACTGTGATTCTCAACTTAGGGAATATCATAACGGCAGATACTTTATCACCAGCATTCATCCTTATGAACTGATCAATGGTTCTTTCTACCATCCAGATGATGAGGATAAGCCAGAAGAAACTACGGAAGATTATAGTGAGCCTCTTCCTACTATTACTGTGCATCCAACACAACTTACTGGTAATGTTACAACTTCAAGTAATGTTATACTGACACGTAGTACTAGCTCTTCTAGTCCTTATAGTTTCTATCACCCAAGTCAGGTTTATAATGACAGTCTTATTACAGTTGTAAGTGCATTAGAAGCAGCAATGGAGATTGATGAGACTACTCCAGCAACAGAAACTACTCCAACTACAGAGACCACAGAAACTACTGAAGGTCCTGATCAATTTTTAATTTAAAAACAATGAAATACACAACAAACAAACTAGAAGCAATAGACCACACCATTAAGGGTGATTTCCCAGTAGATTTTGATCTACTATTTGATATTATGTATCAACAAAGTCCTACTTATCAACCAGAACTCGAAGAAATTAAGAAAGATTGGCTTATTGAGCTTATCTCTAAGATCGAGGGAGTTACTGTTTATGAGAGAGGAGGCAATATCTATTGCACAAAAGGATCAGCAGAATTCTATCCTACTATCGTAGCTCACTATGACACAGCTCAAAGCTATCATGTAGGTATGCAAATCTTCAAGACAAATGAGTGGATTTTTGGCTTCGATAATGCAAGAGGTGAACAGTGTGGCTTAGGTCTCGATGATGCTGTAGGTGTATGCTTTGCTATCCAAATGCTTAAGATGATGCCTCATTGTAAGGTATTCTTGCCTTATGGCGAGGAGCGAGGTTTAGTAGGTACTTATGCTTGTGATATGTCTTTCTTTGACAACTCATTGGTTGTCACTCAGTTAGATCGCAGATCCTATACAAACGACTTCATCAAATTTACTAATGGTGTTCAGACTTTCAACCCTGCTCACTATGAATTGATTGAGCCTTTGATGGAGAAGTATAACTATTCTCTTAACTCAGGCACAGCTACTGATGTAGGTGGTCTTCGTAAGCAAGGTCTTAAGGTATCTTCTCATAATTTATCTTGTGGTTATTTTAACGAGCATGGAGATAGCGAGGTAGCAAGTGTAGCACTTCTTACTAATGCTTTCAGTTTTGCTTATGAAATGCTTACAATGTTAGCTGAGAGAAACATTCCTCTTACCTTCCCTGTACCTTCTCTTAGGGCAGAACTTCCTTATGGCGGTAGTAAGACTAAATCTACTACTACTTACTTGGGAACAGGTGCTAGACAGATTAATATCTGGGATGAAGATGACGAAGACTGGTACTTTGATGTACAGAGAGGAGAGTGGATGCCTCCAAAAAGCGAATTGGCTTCTACTAAAGGTCCAAAGCACTGGTCTAGACCAGAAGATTCCTTGGACATGTTAGATCCCTTTGGAGATGTTGCTTACGATAAAGATAAAGCAGAACAAACCGCTGCTGAAGAAGAATACCAAATCTACAGTGAATGGATAGAGTCATGTTATCCTGAGTATCAAGATCCTCGACTAAGGGATGAATTAGCATCATTTAGCATTAAGTCTAAAGTCTTGTACAAACAAGAAGACTTAGACGAGATGATTATGGATGGAACATGTCCTAACTGTCTTGGTAATCACATTCATATCACAAACGATCTTTTATTAAGTAGTTATTGTTATGATTGCGAAAGCATCTTCAACGTACCCAAAGACGAACAAGAATTCATTGGAACTTTGATGGACGATTGTAAAAAGGGAGAAGTAGCTTTCTCAGACATTGTGAAGCTTTAATCTATGGAAATAGAACATTATGGAGAGAGTCTGGAGTCACATCCAGACTTTCTCTTTATGAAAAAAATGTGGATGGAAGACTTGGAAAAAGTTCATGAATCCCTTATCTTTGTAGACCCGATAAAGATTAATTCTCAGGAAATCTTTAAGGGTGTAAACTTTACTTTAATCAAACCAACCAATGAAGAAGACGTTTTACGAAGTTCTCTGGGCACTACTGCAGAAAGAGAAGATGATCGACAAGTGGATTTACGAAGAAAAACTTCTACATAACGGAACCACTTATAGTTGGACACCTAAAGCACTAGAGGATTTAGACTTCTCTAAATCTATTGGAGAGTTGATTGCTCCCAAATCTTCTGTAATTGAGTCACTTGCTAACAAACATGTAAATCAAACAGCAAAGAAAGACATTGTTATCTCTGCTACTTGGTTAGGCGAGTTTATAAGTAAGTTCAGTGCTAAGAATCTAGGAGTATCAGGTAAAACAACTGATAAGTCTAGCGTAGTAAAACGCTTAATCAAGTTTCTAAGTGAGTACGACTATACCCTAGAGGATATAGCACAAGCAACAGATCTCTATATAAGTACACTTAAGTCTCAAGGAAACATCAGGTATATTAGAGAGTGTGGTTACTTTATTTACAAAAAGATAGATGGCGTAGACCAAAGCGACTTAGCCAAATGGTGTGAGGAGTTAAAGAATGGTACAGGTCCAGCCTATAATAGTCATCAAATTTTGTAAGTAATTAATTATGGAGTTTGAACAATTAATTGGGCAGATTGAACGTAATAAACTAGTGAAGGAAGAGGGGGGATTAACTTCTATCCCTCCTCCATTTCCTAGACTAGGGGAGTATTACGGAGGATTTACTAAAGGTTCTATTACTTGTTTAACAGCTGCATCAGGTGTAGGTAAGTCAAAGTTCGCTAAGTACATGACTATCTTAAACATCTACAAGCAAGTACGCTTAAACAAGAGTTCTATACAACCTAAAATCTTCTACTTTGCCCTAGAAGAAAGTGCTACAGACTTCTGGTTATCCTTTATCTCAATCTTTATGTATGAGAAGCACAGGATAACTATTAGCGTACAACAACTAAAGTCTATTGGTAATTACACTATGACTAACGATCTTATGGCTAAGGTTAAGGATGCTGAAAGATTCATCTATAACCTACAAGAGATCGTAGAAGTAATTGATTACATTAGAAACCCTACGGGTATGTCTAAATATATTAGAGCCTATTTTGATAACCCTGAAGTCGGAGAGCACACATACAAAGAACTCGAAGACGGTAAGAAGTTAATCACAGGCTACAAGTATAAGTCAGATGATACCTGGGTATTTTTTATTTTAGACCACATTAGTCTCTTATCTAATGAGATTGCTCCTGACACCAAGATTAAGTTATCGTCTTATCAAACCTTTGACTTTATGGTTAAAGACTACGTATTAGAGGTTTTCTCTAAGCGTTACAAGATGATTAACGTAATCGTACATCAGCAGACACCTGCATCAGAAAAACAGACTTACACCTACAAAGGTCAATTGATGGAAGAGAAACTAGAACCATCAATGGAGGAACTCCACATCAACAAAGGTGTACACCAAGACTACGAAATTGTCATTGGTTTATTTAGCCCTGCTAGATACAACATAGCTACTCATAATGGGTATGACGTAAGTATCTTAGGTAACAAGTATCGCTCACTTAAATTCCTTAAAGATCGTTACTATGGCTTAGAAAACTCAAGCATAGGACTTTATTTTAATGGAGCTAACGGAGAATTCCAAGAGCTACCAAGACCACAGGATATGAATAACCCAGTAGGCAATCATTACGAACGATTTTTAAAAATGTAACAAAGAATGGATGAACAACAGAACCCGTATTTAATTAGAATAATCAAACAGATGTGTGACGTTATTAACGTAGACTATACCACTATCGACTTCAAAGAAGATGGATGGTATGAGAAGCACACATGGACAATAGAACAAGAAGATAACTTCTTGATATGGCTCTCCTCAGAACTTTACAACAATAAAGACATGAGAGAAGAGTTATTGACTGATCCTGAGAAAGATCTTCAGAACTGCTTCACTGCTGCAATACACTTTGTAGGCAACTTTGGGTGGAACACAGAAGATGATATCATAGACCAAATAGACGAAATCGAAGAAACCAAATAAAAATAAATATATGTCAAGCAAACTAATCGCAATTGTAGGCCCTTCAGGTACAGGTAAATCTACCTCTATCAGAACCCTAGATCCCAAAGAAACCTTTATCATCAACGTAGCACGGAAAGAATTGCCTTTCAAAGGAGCAGAGAAACTCTACAACACTGAGTCAAAGAACTACATGGAAGTAGATGAGATCGCTCAAATCACAGCTTTGTTACAACAAATCAGCGAGAAAGCACCACACATCAAGAATGTAATTATGGATGATGCTATCTACTCTATGTCTTTCCTTATGATGAAGAAAGCCAACGAAGTAGGTTTCGGTAAATTTGTAAACTTGGCTAAGGATGTAACCAACATGCTTACCACAGCTCGTAAACTTCGTAATGACCTTAAAGTATTCTACATCACTCACTCAGAGAACATAGAGGATGATGGACATATCGTAGGTCAGAAGATTAAGACTATCGGTAAAGCATTGGACAACCAAATTGTACTCGAAGGATTGTTTACTATCGCTCTCTATACTCACGTAGGTGAGGATAAAGACGAGAAAGCAACTTATCATTTTGTAACCAACCGTTTTAGAAACTATCCAGCGAAAAGCCCTATGGATATGTTTGCTGACACATTGATTCCAAATGATTTGAACCTTGTATGTCAAGCAATTGACACCTATTACGCAGAAGAAGTAAAAGAAGTACCAACAAAAACAAAATAAAACAAACAAATTTAAAGACAAAAAATTATGAAATTCGAAGAATTAGAAACCAGAGAGCCTTCATCAGGCAAGAAAATGTACACAGGATTTGCTCCTATCCAAATCGTTGCTGTAAATCCAAATACTGCAGCACTTGCTGCACTTTTGGGAATTGATGCTGATAAGGTTAAAGAACCCAACTACGAAGGAGAAAACGGAATGCGTCTAGACTTCTGGTATGTAAACCATCCAGACTTCAAAACAGATTTGCGTGGTAAATTCTCTTTGTGGGTTAATAACGATACTCGTACCTCACAAGCAGGTAAGAAACAATTCATTGACAACTTTACAAGAACCTCTTGGGCTCTTAACTTGGCTGACTTGAGTGACGCACAATCTGCTTTAGATCCTTCTCGTAGAATGGACTTGAGAAGTGCACGTGAAGCTAAAGGTGGTGAAGAGTCAGTTTACTCTTTGCTTAAAGCTTACGGTAACATCTCTCCTAAAGAAAAGCCATTTGTACTTGACTCTTGGAGTTCTATTGCTAAAGGTAAGGGTAACGAGTTGACAGACTTTTTTGCTCACTTTAACAAAGCTAACATGGGTATCAAAGTATTGTTGGGTATCAAAGATGGTAAGTACCAAGACGTATGCACTAAGGTGTTTGTTAACGTAGGTGGTAAAATCACTGACTACGTAGCTAAGCAAATCACTGGTGAGTATGGCTTTAAGAGTTTTTACGGAAACTTTACCTTCAAAGAATACACTGAGAACGATGCTCCTGAAAGCAACGAAGTAGAGAGTCCTTTCTCTAACGAACCTGCTATGAACTGGGATAGTAGTGATGTAGCAACTGCACCTATTAGCGAAGACGTAGACAGCATATTCTAAATCTTTTTGATATTCTATTCTATTTTTAAAAAAGGGGGTTACATTTGTAGCCCCTTTTTTATTAATCAACCTAGTTATGGATTTAACAAGTATTGAAATCAGACCTAACGTACAGACACTGTACAAACTTGTAGGACAAGAGACCTTGATGTCTTTTTACTTCGGTGAAAAAATAGACCTAAAAAAGAAATACAAGAATCCTTTTAGATCTGATAAACATGCTACTTGCTTCTTCAAGTGGAGTCAAGGAGGTAATCTCTACTTTATTGACTACGCTACTGAAAAAATCCACTATAACTGCATAGACATAGCTCAAATGAGTACAGGGTATGAGTATCCTGATATCCTTTACAAGATTGAGTCAGACTTCCAGCTTAAGAATTTTAGCCTAGAAGATAGGCTTAGACTTAAAATAGAAGTAGATAGTCTTAAGACAGTCAAACCAGCAGAAGTAAAACCTGCATCCATTAAAGTAAAACTAACTAAGTTCAATCAGAAAGACCTAGAATACTGGTCTCAGTTTGGAGTAACAGAGAAGATTCTTAAGTTCTATGATGTACGAAGAGTAGAGAAGGCTTGGATAGCAGAGAATATATGGTACATCAACAATGACTTTGATCCTTGTTATCGGTATAAAGAGAAAGATAAGTTTAAACTGTATCGTCCTTATGCAGATAAGAGAGTAAAATTTAGAACCAACTTCTTCGGAGGTATGCTGGAGGGATATACTCAGCTACCACATAAAGGAAGTATCTTGATTATTACTAAGGGAACTAAAGATGTGATGACCTTACATTCTATTGGAGTAAATGCAGTAGCTGTTAGAAGTGAAACAACTCCTATCTCAGAGAATGCTTATGAGCTTCTTAAGGCTAGGTTTGATAACATTTATATTTGGTTTGATGCAGATAGAGCAGGAATAGAAGGAGCAAAGAAAATATCAGAGATGTACGATATACCAGTATTGTATCATCATGCAAGCTTAGGTAAAGACATTAGTGATATTTATAAAGAACACGGAAAAGAAAAATTAATAGAAATATGCCAACAGTTCACGATATTGTAAAAGAGGCGTTAGACTTAGCGCTTAAAGATTTAAAAATAGAAGCGCTAGTACAGGAAAGTGTTTGGATTAAAATGAAGAGTAAGACTAAATACTCTAATTATTACCAAAGACGAGTAACAATAACTTCACCAGAAGAAGCAGCAGCAAAAAGGTTGGCTAGGTTTAATGCTTCGCAAAAAACTAAAACTAACTTAAGAAAGTTTACTGAACTAGAACAGTCTGTACTTTCTATTGTATGTAGAGTACACAAGATTAAAGTAGAAGACTTTCTCAAAGTACGTAGAGGAAGAGAATTAGTAGATGCAAGATTCCAATTTGCAGCTGTCCTCAGACTTCAATTCTACTACACTTTTACTAAGATAGCTTTCCTTCTAGGTAAAGATCACTCAAGTATTATTCATTCTATTAAACAACACAAAGACTTCTACGACACTATTAGTTCGTATAAAGCCTTATACATAAGAGTGCTTAACGAAATAGAAAAAGATTACCCAGGACTCCTCAACACAACACTAAACCCTAATATTATTTTAGTGGAAAGTAGAGCAGGATATGGTAAGAGAGAAAAAGTAGTTACTAGTACTTCTGAACAACTTAATAATGAAGAAGCTAATTGATATACCAGATGACTGGTATCAACATTTAAAAGAAACAATAGAGAGTCCGTATTTTAAGAGCCTTGGGGGCTTCATCGCTAAGGAAAGAGCAAGTAAACAGATCTTTCCTAAAAGGGATGAAGTCTTCAGGGCTTTTAATTTAACTCCCTTTCAGAAAGTCCGTGTAGTTATACTAGGTATGGACCCTTATCCAAACAGACATAAGGGTGAGCCAGTAGCATGTGGACTTTCTTTTGCACCTAGAAACCGAGACTACGTACCTCCTTCTCTTAGGATTATGTACGATAGAATTAAAAAAGACATTTATCCAGACGAGTTATCCTTCCCCATAGATATGAATATAGAATCATGGGCTAAGCAAGGAATTCTTATGATAAATGCAGCTTTAACTATCGAAGAAGGTAAGTCAGGTTCTCACCTAGAACAATGGAAACAATTTACCGAAGAAGTATTTAAGACTCTAAGTAGCAGTACTACAGGTTTAATCTTCTGTTTCTGGGGTAAAGACGCTTTAAAATTTGCTCATCTAGTAGATGACAAATTCCACCACGTATTAACAGCACCCCATCCTGCTTCTGCCATATATCAAAAAGGAGAATGGGCCTGCGATCATTTCACAAGGATTAACGAAATTCTAATGGCTAACAATGGAGAGTCTATTGATTGGCTAGATAACTTAAAATAGATTAAATAAAAACAAATGAATTGGCAAGATTACGAGACCTTAGGTCATATCGAGTTTAAAGGTAAATTAGTAGAATACCTCAAAGAAAGAACAACAGAAATAAAGAAACTTGAGCAGAACAGTGAGTATGATTACTGTGAGATTCAAGGAAGAACAAAAGAACTAGAAGAACTAACCAGATTTATCGAAACATTTAAAAGACCAGCACTATGAATAAACTAGATTTATTAAACTCATCAAGAACAAATTGGGTAGTAGAAAAGAAAGCCTTGTTTGGTCCTGATGGAGAACCAACACCAGCATTTGGAGTCTTCAGAACAGACAACAACAGATGTTTAGGTATTGTAGGAGCCAAGTATGTTCCTACACAGAACGAAGAAATCCTAGATATGCTACTTGAGGCAGCAGCCCGAGTGAATATCTCAGGTGAAAGAGGTGGTATGCTCGGAGAAGGACAGAAAGTCTATTACCAGTTCCCCCTACAAGATGTAAAAATCGGAGGATCTTATAACAAAAGATACTTAACTGCTTTGACTTCTCATGACGGCAGCTCTCCTATAGGCTTTGGTGCCACTAACGTAACTGTTGTATGTGCTAATACCTTTTACATGGCACTAAGGGACTCTCAGCGTGTAAGACACACTAAGAACTCACACGGACGATTGGCTATTATTATCTCTCAACTTCAAAGTTCTTTAACTCAAGAAGAACAGTTCATTGAGAAACTAGTAGAGTTGAGTAAGATTAATGTTCCTGAAACTGTTTCAGATGAATTTATCTTAAACATTATCGGTGGAGATGTAGCTAACTCTAGAGGTAAGAACAGAGTAAATGACTTTAAACGAGCTATCACTACCGAGTATGAGACACATGGTAACACTGCTTATGCTTTGTTTAATGCAACTACTCGCTTTACTAACTACATGATGGCACACAAGAGTGTAGAAGCTAAGCGTGAGTCTTTGATTCATGGTAGTGCTTACAGCATTAACAACAAAGGTTTAGAATTAATTTCTGAAACCTATACACCTTTGTACACACCTGAGTTATCTTTGTAATACCTGTTGCATGCCAAAAGATTAGGGGGTCATTAGATCCCCTTTTCTTTTTGTGTGTTCTCAGTTATATTTGTAGAGTATGTTAAAGAGAACACCTAAAAAGATTCCCGTAAAGGGATTACCAGAAGAGAGAGATTTGCAGAAGCCTTGCTCTGAGTGTGGTAAGATTAAAGCAATAGCAAACAAGACAAAAAGATTGTGTGCTACATGCGTAGTAAAAGAGAAGAAGGCTAAACAAAAAGTCCGCAAAGAGATTAAGAGAAAGATCAAACAAGAAACTATCACTCAAACTAAGTTAGACCAAATAACTTCCTGGCTAGTAAGAGGGGCACACATTAACAAATGTCATGCTTGTGAGATTACACTTGACCCTAAAGGACTCCAATGTGCACACTTCGTAGGAAGAACCAAAGTATCTACACGATACCACTTAACTAATCTTTTGCCCGCTTGTCCTAAATGTAACCTATATACTCCTCACCACGTGTGGAACTTAGGTAAGTCTTTGAATAGGATATGGGGAGAAGATACTACGGAAGATATGTTGCAACTCTCTAACAAGATTCTTAAGCTAAGCAACCATGATAGAAAACTCATCTACGATGTGTATAGAACTTGCCTTACAGATATCGAACAAGGCAACTACACTCAAGTTGAGAAGTATCAGAAACTCCGTGAGGCATTACACGATTACAATAAAATAGTAGGACCATTATTAAAATGATTTAAAGTGATATATCTAGTAACAAAACAAGATATCTCCCTACCTGATGTAACTCTCTGCTCCGTACAAGATTCCCTAGATTACTTAAATAAGTTAGACTCTATTGGTGTCGATACCGAGACTAGTGGTTTTGATCCATATACTTGCAAGTTTTATACCTTGCAATTAGGAGACCAAGACGTACAGTATGTTGTAGACCTATCTACGATAGACATTCAAGAGTATAAGAATTTACTAGAGACTAAGGAACTCATAGGTCATAACTTTAAGTTTGACTTACGATTCTTGTATCATCAGAGAATTGTACCCACTAGGGTATATGATACGTTTTTAGGAGAGAAAACATCCCGTTTGGGTATAGAAAGTCATAGATGTTCTTTAGCTGCTTGTGTAGATCGCCATTGCGGAATAACACTTAGCAAAGAAGAACGAGCAAACATTACAGGTAGACTAACCGAAGGGTTTGTTAAGTATTCTGCCTATGACGTAAAATATCTCCACGAGATTAAGAGTAAGCAAAACTTTAATCAATTTACAGAAGGTACAGATGTGTCCATTCAATTGGACAATCGCTTTGTTCTAGTGCTAGCATATATCGAATACTGTGGTATGAAGCTAGACGTAGAACAATGGACCAAGAAGATTGAAAAAGTACAGATACAAGCTGATGAGGCAGTAGAAGAACTTAATAAGTTTATCCTAGAGAACAGAATGTCTAAATTTATAGACACTCAGTTAGACATGTTCTCTACAGGTAATAAGATTAACGTGAATTGGAACTCACCCTTACAGGTTGTAGAATTCTTTGAAGCTATAGGTGTAAACACAACCGTAGTCGAGAAAGGAGTGAAGAAACAAACTATAGAAGCAAACCATCTAATTAAGTTTGTAGACAAGTACCCGATTATTAAAACCTATCTTTCATTCAAAGAAGCACAGAAAGACATAGGAACTTATGGTTACAACTGGATAGAACAAATCAATCCAGTAAGCGGAAGAATCCACACACAGTTTAAGCAGTTGATGAACACAGGACGCTTATCTAGTGGTGGTAAATCTGGTAACGTAAAGAACTTTAACTTTCAAAACATTCCATCAGACCAAGAGACTCGTAGTTGCTTTGTAGCAGCAGAAGGGAATACTCTAGTAGGTTGTGACTATACAGGACAAGAACAGATTGTACTAGTCAACAAGTGCTTAGATAAAAACTTACTTGAGTTTTATGATAATGACTTAGGTGATATGCACTCGTTTATAGCGAGTAAGATGTATCCTGAGTTGGATGGTATGGACTTAGATGAAATCAAAAAGAAACATAAGGATAAGCGACAATCAGCTAAGGTTGCTGGCTTCGCTATTAACTATGGTGGCTCAGGTATTGGTATAGCAGACCAACTAGGATTAAATGTAGAGCAAGGTCAAAAGATCTATGACGCATACTTTGCAGCCTTTCCTGGACTTAAAGCCTACTTTGATGAAACTAAGAAGTTTGGAATAGAGAATGGTTATGTGTTAATCTCTCCCGTAACAGGTAAGAGATCTTACGTAGATTATTACCAAGAGTTCGCAGAGATCAAAGGCGAATTAACAAAAGACTTCTGGGATAGATACAAATCCCTAAAGAACAGTGACACTCCTACTGCTAGGCAAATGAAGGAGAAGGTCAGCAGGTTCTTTAGAAAACGAGGTGACATTGAAAGAATGTCATTGAATTATCCTATCCAAGGTGAATCTGCGGAGATTACTAAATTAGCTTGTGTATATTTTTGGAATAAGTATTTAGTACCTAATAATTTATTGTTTAAAGTATTGATAGTCAATATAATACACGATGAAATATTGGTAGAAACTCCTCTAAGAATTGCAGAAGAGACAGCAAAACAATTAGAAAAATCAATGGTAGATGCAGGTGCTAAGTTTTGCAAAAGAGTAAAGCTAAAAGCAGATCCTTGTATTGCGCCTTACTGGAAGAAGTAATGAAAGAAGAAGAGATTAAGGAAGTTAGGAGAACATATCTCCTAGCTAGAGCAGTTAACACACAGTATCAATTTATTCGTGAGTTTGTTAATCCAGACTTAAGGAAAGCAATTAACGAAGCTAAGGCAAAGAATGCTTACTTCATCAAGTTATTAGACGGTTACTTAGAGAAAAGAAACGTAAGTAGCCAGATAGACGAAGATGAAGAGTTAGCATTCTTGCTATTAGAAGAAATAGAAAAAAGAACAGATGATAAATAGAGTTTACATTCCTGCATCTTTATCTCTTAATATAGATGGCACTGTACATCTTAAAGGAGATAGAGAACTAATGCAGTCTTATTTTAGAGAACTTATGAAACAGGACCCCAAAGTAGATGTAGAGATTTGTATTACACGAATCGACTCAAAGAAAACAAACCCTCAATTGGCTTATTTTTACAGTACCCTAGTACCTATCATCCGAGGAGGATTTGAGTCGCTTACGGGGGAAGTATACACCAAAGAAGACGTAGTTGCTTTCCTTAAGGACAAGTATTTCTACGAGGAGATTATGTTTCAGGGACAATTTATCAAAACTCCTCTTTCACTTTCTAAGGGAAAGAAGGAAGAAGTCCATAAGTTTATCCAAGATGTTATTACCTTTGCAAGAGAAATCCTGGGAGTGGAAGTACCAGAACTAAGTTAGAAATTATGTTATACATTATAGAACCAAGAACAGAAACAAACAAAGTGGAAGCCGTGGGCTTTCCTGGAATTAGCCACTACTATGGTGAGAATTCAGTTACTTACAAAGACGAAAAAGGAGACAAAGGAGAAATTACAGTCTCTATAGGGTCTATCGTTAATTGTAATGGAACTCCTGGAGTAGTCACAGAAGTTGTTACTATGAAGTTTGGAAGAGTTATCCTAACAGTTAAGTTAGATCATACTCCTAAAACTACTACAGGAGCTTTAATGCGTTGATTATGGCAAATGATTTCCCCGCTATGGAAGATTACAACGAGGGCACACAAGCACTTCGTTTTAACAAAGGCAAAGCACATTGGTCTCTAGTAGATTTTAAGTCTCTAGAGCCAATGGTGGAAGTCTTAGAGTTTGGAGCAAAGAAATATTCCTTGACAAATAAATTGGATATACTATCTTTGTTACAGTTATGCCTAAAATCGGAATTTGTAACAACTGTGAAGATAGTAGACCAATTATCTCACGAGGACTTTGTAGTACCTGTTACAGAAAAGCTACGGAAAATTATGGTACCTGCACAAGGTGTTCGGAACATAGACCTGTTAATAAAAAATCTATGTGTAGAGCCTGTGCTGAGTACGTCAGAGTGCACAGCTCTAATGAGTATACTACCAAAGTCAGAGAATACCAAGCAAACTACAGAAAAAGAGAAGACTTCCGAGAGCAAGAACGAGTTAGATCGGCTAACAGAAGAAGTAATCCAGAGTATTTACTTAGGAAAAAAAGATCAGACTTCTTACGAAGACTTTCCAACTATGGAATTACTGAGGAGTTTTATCTCTCTGAGTGCAAAAAAGGCTGTCAAATTTGCGGAAATAAAGAAAGATTACACATTGACCATGATCATACAACAAGAAAATACAGAGGTATTTTGTGTGGTAAATGCAACAACGCCCTTGGCTTGTTTGACGACAATGTTAAAATTATTGCAAAAGCAATCTCTTATTTGCAAAAAAATAACAGTCAGTAACGGTGTATATACCGAATCTGGAAAAAACAATTGGAAAAAAGGAATGCCAGTAAGCGAAGTAGTTGAAAGCATGCTTAGACATACATTCAGTTTGTTGTCAGGTGAGTCTCACGATAAGGAGTCTTTGATTCACCATATAGGACACATACAATGTAACGCTATGTTTATTGCTTACATCCTCAGAGAGAAGCCTGAATTTAATGACTTAACAGATGAAGGTAAAGTTCAGTAACTTCTTTAGAGGAAAACAAGGACAACGAGATTATCCTTATTGGTTTTTTTACACAATCCCTACACTAACCTTTAGCAGAACACACTCTAAACAAAAGTTCAGTGTTCACTTAGGGTTTTTGTGGTTTAATTTAACTTTAACAATAAACAAATGATTTTAGATCAAGGATACTTAGACAGTACAGCACAGAGTCAGAGCAGACTTAAAAAGCTATTGCAACACCCAAACCTTTATTATAATTATGACCCTAGCTCCGATACAGATGAGCCAGCAGAAGTAACTCTAATAGGTGATGGAGTTGATTTAATCTTAACTCAAGGAGAAGAAGTATTCAGATCAGAGTTCCACATCAGTAGTGTAGAAAGACCTACAGGACAAATGGGAGACTTTGTATGGCATCTTTATACTAACCGAAATGATAGTATGGCTGAGACTATTGCGTATGAAGCAGCAAAGTTTAAGCGAGATACTCTCCCTAAGGTAAGAGAAAGATTCGCAATAGAAGGTAAGACCTATTACGAAGATTTGATTGCAGCAGAAGGAAAGAAAGTAATCTCTTTTGCCCAAGAAGCTCTGATCATTAATATCGCAGAAGGACTCAAGTCACATGCCTTCACTTCTAAGTTTGTAAAAGGTAACTCACAGTACAAAGTATTTACCCAACAAGCTTTAAGCTTTGAGTATTTAGGAGTACAGTGTAAAGGTTTACTAGATCTAGTAGTTGTTGATGTAGTAAACAACATTCTTTATCCTATCGACTTGAAGACTACTACTACTTCCTTAAATTTTTGGACAGATACTCTTATGAAGTATCGCTATGACTTTCAAGGAGCATTCTACACAGAAGCTTTGAAGCAAACAGACCTCAGTATCTATGGAGAAAATCTAACAGTTAACAACTTTAGATTCATTGTAGAAAGCCAGAAGTTCCCAGGTAGTCCTTTAATCTATGAGCTGTCAGATGAAGCCATGGCTATAGGTAAGATGGGTGGAACTTTCCAAGGTAAGACCTACGAGGGTTTTCACCAAGCTATTGAGAGACTTATGTGGCACTCAGAAAACGATTTGTGGGCATACACTAAAGAAGACTACGAGAATGACGGCATCAGAGTTATCTAATTACATAGGCGTGAACGAAGACACTAATAATACAACTAAGTTTATGAGTCCCCTGATATTTACTTCAGGGGCTCAAGCTGCTAGACTATTGTATAACTTTGGTTTAGTTAACGTTTACTTAGACGATTACGGGTTTAGAGCTAAGCATTCTAACTGTTTGTTCTTTTTATTCGAACCTGTAGACACTAGTGCTTTCAAAGCTTTTGAAGAAAAGATTACTAGTTTTGACTCTTTCTTTGACTACTACGAGGTAGATGAAAGGATCATGTATGTGTTCAAGCCTAACAAAGTTTATCACAGAGACATAGAGTTATTTAAGCAAGGTAGGTTTGATGAATTTTCTGAAGACTATAAACTACTACTACATAAAGATATAAAGTTTGATGGAGTGGTAGTGGATATTACAAAAGAAATTTATAGATTTGAAGAAAGTTTAAAACCGTAGTATGCATAAAATACCAATCGTTTACAACGCAGTAGTAGGAGGTAAAGCTAGCCTTTACTTAGATTTAACTAAAAGGATAGCTTTAGAATCTTACTGTAAGAGACTACAGGTAGGATGTCTTATAGTAAAGAATGGAAACATTATTTCCTTTGGCTATAACGGAACTCCTTCTGGCTTTCCCAATGTATGTGAGTGTGACGATACCACTTTTGACTATGTACTACACGCAGAGTCTAATGCAATCACTAAGGCATGCAAGAGTCCTATCAGTACAGAAGACGCAACTATGTACTGTACTCATGCATGCTGTGTGCATTGCGCTAAGTTGGTAATTCAGAGTGGAATTACTACATTTGTATACCTAGAAGACTACAGAGATAGATCAGGAATAGAACTCTTAATCACTGCAGGTCTAGATGTCGTTAAAGCAAAAACAATTTAAAAAATATGAGCATCACGTTAAAAGGACACAGAGTATTACTCAATCGTCCCGTAAGAGAAGAAAGACTTATCAAACTAACTCCAGAGATGGAAGAAGCGATGGAGTTTGAAGAGTTGAAGAAGTTGAAGAACTTGGAAGTATTCGCCATCGGAGAAGAAGTACAAGGTATCAACGTTGGAGACAAGGTCTATGTACAGTTAATGGCATTGCAATCTGCAGAACTTGTAGAAGTAGAAGGCAATGAAAAAATTATGGTAAGATCTAGCGACATCGCTATCATCTGGTAATAAAAAGCTATATGGAAGATACAAGCGCACCACAAAGAGAGTTGACACTTGGAGAAAAGAGATGTCACATCAACTTCAACCCATCAAGCGATGACAAGATTGGAACATTCAAACGTATGATGGCGGATGCTATTGACTTTTGCGAAAGAGAAGTAATGCTATCAAGAAGTTTAAATACATTAACTTCTGATGAATACATGGAGCAAGTAAGATGCTTTAAAATTGCCCAAGAGCACTTGGAAACAGCACAAATGTATGCAGTAAAAGGAATCGCCAAAGGATTAAAATAAAAAAGATATGTTATTCTACTATACAGAAAAAGAAAAGATCGAGAATGGTGAAGAGATGGAACTCATCGTTAAGAAAGGTTTCTCTTTTGACCTCAACAAGGTGTTGATGACCTATCCTACAGAGAATGGATTGGCTATTGTTCTTGAGGGAGCAGCAGACAAACTTAACCCTGTAGACTATCAATACAAAATTGATCCTGCAACTAAGCAAAAAGTTCCAGTAAAAATCACTAAATTTGAAATCACAAGTGAGCCTATCGTAGTTGAGTTAAAGGTAAAGGAAGAGATTCTTGCTTTCTTTAGCTTGACAGGAGGACCACAAGCGATCTAATAGTTTTAGTTTATTTAGTTTTAGTTTTTAGTTATTTTACCAACCAAATGAAAAGGGGCTCTTAATAGGGCCCCTTTTTATTTAAAGTCTTATTAAAGTCTTATCACTCTCGGATACTCTAGTCCTACTGCTAGTATGACATCTAATCCGTATATACTTTCTATTGTGACATCGTCCTCTTCCTCTACTCCCATCTCTATGAGCAAGTCTTCGAACTGCTCTTCGGTAAGTAGGACTGCATTAGGCCTCATTGCCTGACCATCCTTCTCTGAGTCTAGATAGAACTGATTTATTAATTTGTCTATATCTGCTAGGGTAATCATCTTATTTTTATTTAAAGCGAATATAAAACGAATAAATCGAATCCGTATCTTTTTCTACTAAATCAAAGGAAACTCCTGGGTATCCAGGGCCAAAGTTGTTCATAATCCACTTAGAAGAGCCATACATAGACAATACATTACGGTATCTAAACTTATATGCTTGTTGCATACTCTCAGTATGTAGGTCTCCTTTTACTATAGAGATATTTTTATTCTCTCCTAAGTTATGGTGGTCGATGTACTTATTAAGGAAGTTTTCTGCTTTCTCGTTTAAGAAAAGGGGAAGACCATGCTTAAGATCTTCCGAATCTTTTCCATGAGTAAAGATAAACGTATGTTTGCCATAGTCAAAATGTTCTAAGAACTTCTCCATTATCGTTACCTTGATGAATGGATAAGCTGTGTTTAAGTATAAGTTTAACGCTTGATTAGTAATGTAACCAAAAGAACCTGCATGGTTATCGTTAGTTTGCATTACTGCGTGGATGTTATTTGCTAAGTTTTTCTCTACTAAAGTGTCGAAGAATCTCTTATGAGCATAAAGGTAAGTCATAAAAGCTTCTTTACTGTCCATATTCTGAGGTAACTGGTGACCACCTCTAGTAGTGTAGCCATTCCAACCATCTAAAGAATCTCCTAAGTCACAAATAAACAAGTCTTGTAGTCTTCCATAAGTCCTAACTTGCTTCTCTATCTCTTCTAGAGTTCTATTCATCCTTTCTTCGAAGACATTCTCATTGTATTCGTTACCATAAAGAGCAGTAGGATGTGTAAGTGCACCTACATGTTTGTCACTCATGTATACAAATAAGCCTCTATTAGTGCTTACAAGGGCTTTCTTAGGTGTTGGATATACATTGATGCCAGACTCTAAGAAAACTTCTCTTAGAATGCTTTCTATGTCGTCATTAAAAGTATCCTCAGGCTTTATATGAGCAAATAAGGCTGACACTAGCCAGCCTGAACTCTTTTCTTTACTCCAATATTGAACTAACTTCCACTTAGTAGTGTCTATCTTGTGTATCTTAACTATCTCTTCAGGAGATCTAGGTTGTTCGGATACTAGTTTAGATACTTCTAACGTACCTTTTTCTAGGTTTTCATTATAGGTACTTACAGAATCGGAATTAGATTGAGAATTATCTGGATAAGCATCCTCTCTTATAAGTTTAGCTACGGCTGTTCTTTTTAAGTCACGAACTTTTTTGCCTCTTAACTCGTTACTTAGTTCTGGGCAGAAGTTAAAACGGATAGCAACTTCAACAGCTGTCTCAGTTGTGTTTGGATTATCCATATAGTGACGGATAATCTGTTTAGAGATTGGCATCATAGGCTTGGTGGTTAAAATATTAACCCTATGGTTAACAAAGCTATAGCAATTAATCCGCCTTTCAAAACATTCTTCAATGTTTTTATAGTTTCTGCTTGAGATTTAACCTTAGTATCCAAGCGAACTATCTCTACCTTAGCTGTATCTAGGGCCTTTTGGTAGTTGGGAACTATAGAATCTTTATAATAATGTAGTTGGAGACTGTCTGCTTTGACAATCTTCTTTAGACTAACTACTCTTTCACGTGCTTGAATTCCTTTTATGAACTCATTATTCAACTCCTTTAGCGGTAAGCTGTCTAGAGATTGTGAGTAGATACTTTGTGCCGTCAATGTCAGGCATAGTGTCAATAGCAATCTGAATTGTGTCATACTTTAAGGTGATTTTTTCATAGTTGTGATACTCTTCGTGCTTGATATGCTCCAGAGAGTCTATCTTTTCAAAGTAAGTATCGTTGGCTTTATCTATAGAATCTATAAAAGATATTACTTGGTTAGTGTCTTGCTCTTGTACATATTCGTACCTATAAAGCAAGTATACAATAACAAAGAAGAAGATAAAGTTAAGTTTAATCGAGAGGTTTTTCATCGTGGTTGAATTTATGTCTGTCTATCTTTTCTAAAACTTGAGATAGTACACTGTTATCTATAATTCCTACTGTGTGTGCATTTTTAAGTGCACTAATCAATTGGAAAATAATAAAAGGAGCACAAATAGTCTCACTTAGCCAAAATGTACCATCAAATCCTTTCTCCACTAAGAGAACTACAGATAGTATTACTACCCAACCAACCAAAGTTTTAATAACTTTTAGTGCCTTACGGGTTTGAAAACCCTCTTTCTTAGTTCCTGCCCATACACCAAAGAAACCATCCAAGCTAACAACAGACACTATAGCTAAGAACTGCTCGAAGTTATCAGCAGTCAACTTTAAAAAATATGTGCCTAAGAAGGCACATATTGTAGTGAAAGCTATTAGAAGGGTTTTCATTAAGCGTTATAAGCGATTACAGAACCTGAAGAAAGTGTGATAGAGGAGATAGTTGTACCTTTAGCTACGCTAACCTTCATTGTTGGAGCCAAAGTAATCCCAGACAAACCTAGTGTAGTCATAAGACTATTACCATCTTGATCTAAGATTGCTGTAACTACAGCAGATGCGTTTACTACAAAGTACTGAAAGCTTCCTGTAACAGGAGAAGTACCTGAGATAACCTTGCTACCGTTCATACCTGCCTCGGCAGTTACGCTAGCGTTGATGCAACAAAGTTGCCCTTCGATGTGGCGAAGTTTCTTTGATTGTTCTCTGAGAATGTCATGTGTTTCCATAATAATTATCTTTTACGACTTTAAGTCCGACCTAAGTCCGTTTACACAAAAATACTTTTATTTAAAATAAAGTCAAGTTATTCTTCTTCAGGTTCAGGAGTAACATCTAATCCCCTCCTATCTCCTAATAGATTCATAAATGGATAAGCAATAGGACTTGATTCATCTATTTTACCTGCCTTGATTCCTTCTATTCTTTTCTTATAATTATCTCTTAAGGTCTTAAGTTTGTTGTTTACACTTTCTGGTACTCTTTCTCCTCTAGAAACATACTTAGCAGTTTCTTCTTGAATCTCTTTAAGTTGTTTCTTAAACAACTTTTTTTCTTGAGCTAAGCGAGTTCTAGTAGGCATAATCTCTAATCCTTCGTAATCTTTCTTATACCTAGTCCTTAGTTCTTTAGTATAAGTCTTAGGAGCGTAGTCATTGAATGCTCTGTTTTGAAATTCTACTGATTTAGGTCCAATAAAAGCTCCTTTAAGCCCTAAGAATTCCATACCCAATACAGCCAATCCCATCTCACCTGCTTGCATAGGGTGTGTTCTATCCCAGTCTACTTTATTAGAGTTAGGGCGATACTTGTAATACGGATCTGTAGAGTAGAGATCACCGTCTGTAACAAACTTTCTCCAAACACTGAAGGGTCCCATAGCAGCCCAACCTATCTTCTCAAAGATAGATACACCGTTTGCTTGCTCGGCTACATAAGTAAACATCATTTCATTTATTCCCCACCCAGTAAATACTCCTTCAGCTTCGTTAGCTGTTCTTTTTGCACCTAAACACACATAGTCTTTCCAATCTGATTCAGCATCCTCTTCGCAATTCAAAGCCAATGACATCTGTACAATTAAATTTGCTAATACTGTATAGGTAGCTAACTGAACGGCAAACTGCTTTAAGCCTGCTTTTTGTGTGTCAGAACTATACTTCCAGGTATTATACATTCTACCTTTGTCAAAGTAAACTGTATCCATTAAGAAGTTTAAAGCAGCCCTATGAGAACCAATAGTTTTAATACCTGCTCCATAGTGAATAGTCTCAGAACCCCAAGTAGACTTAAGATCTGGAATAACCCATTTCTTCAAGAACATAATAGATCTAAACCAAGCATGTTTAGCCATAGTAGGCTGTGCCTCTAACGAGTAGATACCTTGTGCTCTTTCATTAGCTAATTGTATTTCTTTTCTAACTCTCTGTACAAACTCAAAGCTTACATCTACACTAGGCTTAGGCTGAATAACTCCATCTCTAAGTTCGAAAGCATCTTTCAACCTAATTGTTTCTGTGCTACCTTTTACAGGAACTCTATACTTATTTAAGAAAGCATAAGTAGTTACTGCAGCAATATCAAATTCAGTAAAGTCCCTGAGAGTAGAGACAGCTTTCCAAGCTTTACCGTACTTAGCAAGACCTTTGTTGTTAATCTCACTTGCCTGGTTAGCTAACGCCTGAGTACCAGTAAAATAATCTACTAGAGATACACGGTAACTTTTAGCTCCAAACTGATTATAAGTTAAGTAAAACTCTTTGCTAATACCCGAGGTATCTCCGTGAGCCCTTACCAAGTCTTTAGCAGTAATGTGGTAAAATCCTAATTGAGAAAGAATTTTAAGGTGACCACTAATCCAGTTTTGTGGGAGACTCATTAAGTTAAATCCTAATGTCTTGAATCCTGCAACATTACTTACTCCTGAGAATAGGCTATTACCTACTCTTAAAGCAACAGAGTTGTTTTTATCTTCTAATACTTTGCCATAAAGTTCTCTATCAATCAAATCTGCAATTACTTTAGAAGCACCTGATTCTTCTTTACCTGCTGACATTACTTCTTCCATAGTAAGAACTGTTGACTGGTACTTACGCATTACTTTAAATCTCTCAGAAGAGGTAGCGTAAGAAGCCATAGCAGTCATAATATCGTAAGACTGTTCTTCAATGGGAAGAGTACGTGCATAACGATTAAATAGTCTACGGGATTCCCTTGTTACGGGATCTCCAAAGGCATCTGTTTGATAAGCGTCTCCGTAGATATCGTCCTCGTCTGAAAAAGAATCTCTGTCTCCCTTAAAGTAACTTAAGATATTCTTAAAGAATTGCTTAACTATATTGGCTTTAAGTTTTATTAGATCTACAAACTCACCCTTTGTTTTACGCATTCCAGGAATCAAATCTCCTAGTTTGTCTTTTTGATAAAGGTTCTCTTGGCTACGATAATGAAGGACTCTCATACGTTCTAACAGTTGTTTCTGTGTAGAAGTAAGATTGTCATAGTTACTATTATAGTACTCGCCTCCTGTAACCTCTTTAAATGTAATTTCTTTTGGTTTGTATTTAGGATTCTTAAACTCTGGCCTAATTACAGATTTATACCAAAGACTTGAGGGTGCATCCTTTTCTATGTAGTTAGGATTGTTAGGTCTAGTTACCCTCCACATAAATAAAGGTTCAACTACCTCCTGAACTACTCTAGTCTCAGGATTAAATCTAAACTTAGTTATGTGGTTGTTTTGATACCATACAGAATTCTTGTATCTGGCCTCTACTATTTTTTCTATAGACTGTGTATCTAAGTCTGGATTCTCTGTAGTTACTTGAGTACGAATAGAGTCTTTTTGGTTTCTTACAGCACTCTCATAATACTCAGAATTAACGTTACTCTGTAGATCTTGTAGCTTTTCGATAAGAGCACCTAGTTTACTTTTAGTATCTTTATCTAGAGGGCTATCTTGCTTAAGCAAAGATTTGATTTCCTCAATCTGTAACTCTAGTTCTTTTGCCTTAACTACTTGTTTATCAGTAACTTGTACAGGATCGTAAACACCATTTCTATCCTTAGTTCCTAACAAAAGATTAAATAGACCAGAGTAAAGATCTTGCATAGAACCCCTATTACTTAGTAGACGTTGGATATCATCTAAGATAATTTGTCTAGTGTCGTAGAACTCTTGTGTATAAGTAGTACGTGTGTGTACTGAAGCCCACTTATTGTAAGCATCTTGTGTGATTAAGCCTTTTGCTAAGTCTGCTTTCTTGCTAGCGAGCATCTTCTCGAATACAGCCCTACTATCATCAGTGAGAACAAAGTTCATGACTTCAGCATTTCTCTTTGTTTCTTTCCACTTTTGAATAGCAATAGCATCTTCGTATGCTTTACCTGTTTTCAGTTCTCCAGCCTCATCGTAGATTCTTTCTAGCTCGTAGATTTCTTTCTCTTTCTCTTTAAGTCTCTCGATTGTATGTTCGTCTATCTCTCCAGTACCAAACTCTTCTCTGATAGCACCAATTTCTTGATAGATTCTGTTTCTTTTTTCTTTTACGTCATCTGGTAACAGCTTTTGAATAGCATAATACTCATCTGTAAAAGGACGCTCTGTATACTCTTCGTAAAACTTCTTAAGATCCTCTTCTGCTTTATTTCTTATCTCCTCTGTCTCACCATACTCTACAAGATAATTAAGTTCAGTAGCCCTGTTTCTAAGTTCGATTGTCTTAATCTTTGTATTAAGGGATATAACTTTCTTGTCTTTTACAAGTTTGCCATCTATTACTTCATACAGTACAGTCTCTCGAATAAAAGGCTTATAGAAGTTTTTAGTATCCATAGCAGAACCAAAGAAACTTCCTTCTGATGCCGCAATGTCATCCATAAGATCTTGCCAATCTCTTGCAATAGGCTTTAAGTTCTCTTGAAACTCGTTATTAATACCTCTAATATAGTTAGCAATAATCTGTACGCTAGGAGTCTTTGTAGACATTGCTGACTCCCAAGCAAGATACCAAGGAGAGTTAGGATCAGCTAAGAACTTTTTAATATTCTCGGGAGTAGGAATACTCTCTGCCTTTTCTTTTTCTAACTCCGCAATTCTTTTTGCAATAGCAGGAGTTTGTGTACGAGACTTAAGTTTAGCAATATCAGAATCAAACTGAGCTGCAATATCTACTGCTTGTTGAGATAGACTATCTGCTAATTCATTAAATACAGGAGCCTGTATATTAGTTGCATGATCTTCTTTAATAGTGTTGATAGCAGTTTTAATCCAAGAAAGATTCTTTAAGAAAGCGTCTTTCTGAACTTCTGCCCTATACATTTTCTTAAGGACACTAGTGTCAAATAAAGATTCAATCTTTTTAACATGCTTCTCGATAGCTAAAGCTTGCTTATAGGTTCTATGAAGATCCCCTAACTTCTTACCTGAAGGTATATTAGGATCATTCAAAATGTTATCTAAGTGACGAATCAGTCCCTGTAGATAAATAGAATTGTATTCAAGATAATCAGCCAACTCTAGAACAGATGCAGCTACATCTTCTTTTGTTAGTATGTTCTTTACCTGCTTAATAGCATCTAGAGATCTTTGTAGGGACTCATTTCCTAAGCCAAGAAATCTATTGGTATCTAAGATCTTTTTAAACTCAGAGTCACTAATAGCTGAAGCAATTTTTTGAATCTTCTCTGCATAGGTTTGGAATTCAAACTGTCCACCAGGAGTAGTTACTACATACTGAGTCAAAGCATCTACTTGATCTTGAGGAACTATACGTTGGAACATATAGTCTTCGATTGCAGAGTTTGTAGGAATCACCTCAAACAAGTTAGAGGGATTAACAAGAGACTCCACTAAATTAGACATATTACTAATAGGAGTAACTCCTACTTTAAATGATCTAAGCAAAGACTTAAACCAATCAAAGACTTTATCAAACAAACTTCTATTAGCTTTAGTAACCGCTTGTCTACCTAACTCAGTTACAATAACCTCTTCCCAGAAAGATTCGCTTCCTACATAATCAGGATAAGCGTCTTCTACAAAAGAGTAAGCAGATGATGTGGGGGATTCTTCGTGTAATCTTTTTACCTCAGCCTTAAGCTGTTCAAATAACTCAGGATTAGATTCTCTAATACCTCTAACTACAAAGTGTCCAAATTCATGCCAAGGGGTATCTTCCTGAATAAGTTCAGGATTAAGTTCAATCTCTCCTGTAGATAAGTTAACTCTAGCGGCCTCTGCAATTTCGTTGTTCCACTTCCAAGTTACTCCAGGGAATCTAGAAGCAAGTTTATCTAACACCTGTCCATAAGCTTTTATCTTAGGATCTTTAAGTGCTTGTTTTAAACTAAAGTTCTTTTGGAACATTAATCCATTCAAAGGAAGTACTTCTCCATCAATCAAAAGTTCATTTGCTGATTGGAGTTTTTCCATAATAGCTGCTTTTTCTTTTCCTAGATTCTCTTGGATCTCAAACAACTCCATTTCAGTTCTCATAGACTCTTCTTCTAGAGTCTCAACTGCTTGTAGGAAAGGAATAGTATAACTACCATTCAAGTCAAATTCAATTAAAGTCTGTCCATCAGACAACTCTCTTACGTATGCAGGAGGATTAGAGTATGCTAAAGGAAACATTGCATTGATGTTTTCTTTTAATCTAACTGCGTAGTTATAAAGTGCACCAGGAGATTTAACTCTCTTTGTCTCAGAAAGATAAATTTTGTTTCCTTCTACTCGAACAGAGTCAAGACCTTGAATAGCTGGAAGTATTTCTTGGAAGTGTTTAGAAGCTACGTAACGCTTCTTCTCTTCCATTGACATGTTCCAGTACTCTGGACTAGTTTGAATGCCTCTAACAAAGTCGTATTGTCTTTCTAAACGAATAAATCTATCAGATACAAACTTTGCATCCTTCCTACTAAACATAGTAGTAGGCATTACATTACTAGCTACAAACTTTTTAAATCCTGCTATGTCTTGTTTGTTTCCTAGTATGTGAACTTGTTCATCTTGATTTACAATGTAAATAGTTTTTTCACCAGCATCATTATTTGTTAAGACAGTATCAAACTCTTGAGTATTAGTTAAATAGTTATTAAGTTCTTTTAGTTTACTTTCTTTTATATGCTCTGTTAATGGTTCCCAACCAGAATTGCGTTCAGAAAATTCAGTGGCTTCTGCTAAAGTAGGAAATACTTCTATTTCTACCACTTCGCCTATAAATTCTAACGCAAACTTTGAATTTTTAATTGCATCAATCTCTGCTTGAATCTCCGCTTTACTTTGTGGTCTATTACCAAAAAAAGCATCTCTTTGGAATTGTACATTTTTTGCATTAATTAATAAAGATACTATACTACCTTCTTTTTTAGCGTACCCTTTAGCCTCCCTTTTATCAGTACTTACATAGAAAACGTTACCTCCAAAAATGTTTTTTGAAAAATCTACTTCATCAAACTTTTTCCCTTTAGTACCATGATAAACAATATCTTTTACTTTACTATCTGGAAAGATAGTATCTAAGTATGCGGAGTATTGTTCTTGTGTGCCTACAGAAGCTAACTCAGGATTGGTCACAAACAACTCCTCTACTCCCTCCTTAATGGTTGACTTAGGCAAGTTGTAATATTTAGCAGGTACTTCTCCCTGATACTTATCCCAGAGATAGTAAGCATACTCTGGGACTATAGATTGAAGTTTCTCAAATTGAGCCTTTATAGTTGGGTCTGATAGGTTAGGACAAAACATGGTTAATACAAATATAACTTAATTAGCAATTTTTACTTAGATTATTATTTAGTTCACGAAGCTTACTGAAAGATTCTTGTAGAAGTTTTCCAGACTCTAGGTCAGAGAACTGAGTAACATCAAAGGTACTAAGTTCGGGAGTAGCCTGAATTCGAGTAGCCTTATTATAAGAGTCTACGAGGAATCTAGCGTCAGCTGGAGTCATCTCTGTTCCTACTAAGCTTTTTCCTGCCTTCTGAAGGTCTCTCAGTGTTTCCAAAAACTTCTCCTTGAATTGGTTAAGACCTTTAGGATTCTCTGAGATAAAGTCTACAATATCCTGTACTTCAATCTCTTGACCACTTTGAGCAGATAAAGATAAAGCAACTTGGTCAATATTCTCATAAGGCTCTCCGCTCTTGCTTGTACGACCTACATAGTCTTTTATTCCAGGAGTATTAGATACATTAAAGAGTCTATTGTCGTAAGCCTGTCTAACACTCTCAGAATTAATCTTTCCTCCTAAAAAGAAGTCGTATATAACTCCGACTTTAGTCCCCCCAACAATACTTTCAAAGTTAAAGTTTTTATCAAAGAACACTATTTGTTGAGCAATCTCGTAAGGGTTATTGCTTTTTTGGATTACCAAATCTACAGTCTCTTCTTCTGTAACAGGTTCAACAAATACTCCTGTATTAAAGATAGTAGGATTAATACTAATCTGACTTCGTAAAGACTTTGATCTGGTCTCTGGAGACTTGTGTTTAGCAACTATTCCAGCCGAAGTCTTGAGGTAAATGCTAGCAACTTCAGTAGCAGAAATTTCTTCTTTCTCTTCCAGCTGCAATTCAGACTGTTTTACTACTGACATGTCTACTGTATTAGGTCTAGAAAGAACATAATCTTTATAGTAGTTTAGTGCAGGTGGTACATCAAGTCTTCTAAACTCAGGATGATTCTCATTAAACCTAGCTATAAACTGAGTAATGTAAGGAGTAGTACCTTCCTCAGGAGTTACATCAAGCTCTTCAACAAAATTATTAATTATGTCTGTCATAGGAAGAGTATAGATAGACTCAGGAATTAATGGTAGGTAAGAGTCAAACTTTTTATTCAACTGAGTACCTATGATTCCTGCATAAACAAAAGCTCTAAAGAATCCTTGCATATCCCCAATCAAATCGCTATCTGAAGGATTGTTAGGATCTAATGCAGGGTGAGACCAATTTAATCCTTTTTCAAACTCTTCTTTAAGAATATCTACTGAGTAGTTTAAATCTGTCTGAGTAATACCTGTACGTACATAATCGGAGTCTACTTCTGAGTTGATTGATACCATATTAAAGACATCGTTCTCAGCTGTAATACCTCTTGAAGCCAATCTAGATTTTAAGTTAAGATACATTGATCCTATGTTACCAGGATTTTTCTTATCTAGGTAAGTCTCAAATTCTCTTACTTCTGGTACATTGTTAATGAACAGGCTATACAACAAGTCATTCTTAAACGTACGAGACAGTTTGTCGTAGTCTAGTTTGCGGTTAGCAGTCTTAAGTCTAGCATACTCTACTAGGATTTTGTTAGTAATCTTAGAGTTAGCAGATATTGGGAATACTTCTACAAACTTGTCTAACACATCTTGTTGAATCTGATAAGGAGATACTACACTATTATAGATAATGTCATTAAGTCCTTCTTGGTTAAATATCTTATACTCTTTAGTACCTGGCTTTACATACTTAGCCAACTCTACTACACTTGATCTGAAAGACTCAAAGTTTTGTGGAGAAAATGTATCGTAGTCAACCGAAAGAGATATAGTAGCAAGATCTCTAGTTTGATCCTCCAACTCCAAAAACAAACCTAACCTAGCCAAATCATGATAAGCATCTTCTACCTCTAACAAATTTTGTTTAGCAGTCTCAGGAGTGAGATTAGATCTAAACTTATTGTTAACGTTTCTCTTAAGTGCTGAACGACTTATTACGCCATACTTAGTAGTAGACTTTGCAATCAATTCCCTAACTACGTGCCCCTCAGGTACTCTTGATAGTATGTCTTTTGTAATAGAATCTAAAGATTCTCCCTTTGAATACCTTAAGATAGAAGATCTTATTTTCCTACCTTCTTCATCTAATCCTGCTGACCTATTGATTATATTTACAATATCATTGAAGCGAGTTCCTGCCATAGTAACATAGTTTACTACAGGAGTAATAACGTTGTTCAATCCAATACGTGCAATACCATCATTCTTTTCAATGTCCACGTGTGCGTTAATCATTTCACCAGTCAACAAAGAAATAGGTTCTCCATCTACATTATAAACTCTACTGAAGTCAATATATCCTTCTTCTGTACGATTAGCATCTAGTATGTATTCATAGATAGCAGCTTTATCTTGTCTGTAGAATTTAGTCTTCTGAAGTAAAGAATGGAATACGTTATTCTTAGCGTCAGTACCTAGAGAGTTTTTATAAGTATTCAAAGAGAACACATACAGCTGATAGATAGGATTGATAATATTAGTTAAGTCTGCAGTTGCAGCAGGAGATACGTTACCAAATTCTTTTACTGCTGCATCAATCCTCTTGATTTCGTTAGGCGTAATTAATGCTTGGAATACTTCTGGCTGACTCATTCTTTCAGCCATATTAAGCAACAATGCATTTGTGTACTGACCTCTAATACTCTTTAACTGTTTAGTAAGACTAGTATTCTCCTCAATAATATCTGCAATAGTGTCATTAATATACCCAATCTCTTGAGAAAGTTCTCTGTCGCTTGCTGTAGACAAAACAAAACGAATTGCTTTAATTCTGGATTTAACTTCGTCACTAACCTTAGACTTAGTCTCAGAAATTCCACTAGTGAATTTTTCTTGTAGTCTAAGTAAGTCTGCTGCTGTAACTCCTGCTTCAACCAACTCTTCCTCTTCTACACCTTTCAAAGACTGTAATTCTAGATAAAGTTCTTTTAACTTAGTGTCAGGATTAAATCCTTTTTCAGTCAATAGATCACGTAACTCATTGACTAATAGATTCTTGTCTGCAACGAAAGTTCTAATAGTTTCTTTGTTCTCGTGGATCTTATCAAGAATAGCATTCTTAGTTGCAAGTGCTTCTTCAGGAGACTGAAACTCACGAGTAGAAATCATAGTACCATCTTGTTCTAGGTGAGGATCATAACAGAACAATTTATCAATATCGTAATCCGAACCAGACTTAACAACCATCTCATCTGGAACCAAGATGATCTCTCCACTTTCCTCAGGTAGGAACTCAACTACTTCAAAGCTTTCAATAGTGTTGTAACCTGAACCTGGAATACGGATAGCCATCATAGCCAATTGAGAAGCATTATCCATCCTAAACTTAGGATTCTGTATTGCTTCGTTTAATCTAGTTAAAGCAGTATGTGGATTAAATGGTTTTCCATTAGCATCCAATTCGCCAATAGGCTCTCCGTCTACAGGAGAGATAAGATTAAGCAAAGGATAGTAACCTTTAGAGAAAGATACTATTACTTCTGCTTTAGTTACCTTTCCTCCCTGTACATCATAATAAGCAAGTTTTCTGCTTGGACGAATCAAAGAAACAGGATACTGTACTCTCTGTGCTCCAGGAACTTTCTGGCGTATTACTTGGTTTCGTACACTAGACACAATAGCACTCTCCATAATAGTACGATCAATCATACTATCTAGGGTGTGCATCAGAGTTCCGTCTGCTTTAAGTTGAAGAAGATCTTTAGTAGACTCGGAAGCGTTCTTCTTAGAAATTTCTCTAATCAAGAACTCTACAAGTTTCTGCTTATCTGCTAACTGCTCTAGGAAATTAATCTTATCAAAGTTTGTAAGACTTTCAATAATATTTTTGTACTCTCCGTAAAGTTCTTCCTCTTTCTCACTAACCAAGTCTTTGTAAATAAGTTTACGCAACTGGGTACTGAAGATATTGTTAAAGTCTTCTTTGTTTTCTACTAGTACCTGTTCTTTCAAGTACTTCATATCAATAACTCCAGTAGGACTAGCCTGTGGATCTACTTTATTCTTATCGTCGAACAAACTTACTGATTCTACTGTTTCGGCTATCTTAGTACCTGATTCAAATACAGCATAGTCTGCAGAAGAAGCGTGCAACTTTTGAAGAATTCCTTCTAGTTCAGCATCATTCACCATCTCCGAAGGAAGAATAGGCTTCATAGAGTACTTGTGGAATACAGGTACCGATTCTCCACTTTCTATCTTATTGTGTCCAGAGTACTGTAACTTCTTAATAGTAAACTTATAGAAGGGACCTTGGTTTAATAAATCTAACAATTCTTTCCTAAGTGCCTCTTGTTCATATTCTGGAGCAGTTTTGATCTCTAAATGTTTCTTGTAGATAGCATCCTGTCTCTTAAACTCATCTACCATCTCAGGAGTAAGACCTGACTTAGTCAAAGCATAGAATTTACGGAAAAAGTCTAGGGTACAAAAAGCTGCAGCATCTTGTTTAGCTGCTTTTTTGTTATTAGTATATGCTTCTTTACTTTTACCGTATACTTTGCTTTTAGATGCAGTAACAGACTTAACTAGTTGGTCTTCTAAAACTAAGTAAGAGATCTGATCAGCATTAGCTCTATTAGGATTAACCTTGATTCCTGTTTTGTTAGCATAGGCCTGGAAAGCGTCCCTACCAGAATACATAGTCAAACCAGACTTATTAGAAGTCAAGTACTCTAGATTCTGCAAATCTAAGGTAGCATAACTACCAAAGGCATTCCAAGCACTTAAACGCTTTTCAATGTCTTTAGGGTTCTTGTAATAGTAAGGATGATTAAAGAATATCTTATGTTGTTCAATACGAGACACAGCAGAAAAGAAGTGATACTTCATCAATTCTGGAGTTGTAAGTGCGTAGTCATTCCCTAAGATTGCCTTAGACTTATTTGCCTGTGCCCTTATGTAGAAGTTAAACCTAGTTAAAATGTCTTTGTACTCAGGCATTCCTTCAAAGATGTCTTTTAGACTCTTTCCAGGTTCTGGAGATTTGAAAGCATTAAGTAAAGCTGTTCTTTGTCCAGCATTAAATATTTTATGGAAGTAAGCCAACTTAGGACTAGAGTCCTCATCATAAGCAGCAATCCTGTACTTAGAAGAGTTTTTAAGGGTAACATCTACCTCTGACTTAATTAATGGAAGTATGATACTATTAAACAAATCAGTAGGAACTCCGTTATACACAGAGAAAGCGTCAGCTTCATTATTTCCCACCTGTAATCCAATATGTTCACGTAACTTTCTTTCTAGTACTAAGGCTCTTGTAGTAGACTTACCACTTAAGCGGTTAATTTCTTCTATACCATAGCGAGTCAATCCAATAATATCTACATAGTGCTTCTTAGATTCATTTGCATCAATAGTCTTCTCACCTTCGTAGCTAGTCTTAATACCTAACAAGTTTCCTAACTCTACCTTACGAGGAACAAGTTGATTCCCGATTTTATCTACAATACGATTACCTCCATTATTGAATAAGTAAGTTAATACGAAAGATCCTTGTACACCTGGGTTATTCTTAGGGTTAAGGTGAGGCAACTCCTCGTACACACTATCTATAGTAGGGTAAAGGACTGAGTCGTTAAGTACACCAAGTACCTTACTCATGAAAGTGTGTTGGTTAACAGACCATATTTGTTTTTGGTCTGCATTGTAACGCATGTCATCTACATACTCAGGATTTGCTTGTACCTCATACTGAATGATTGCAGAAATGTTTCTATTCTCCCCATCTACTTTCTTTTTGCCCTTAGGTGTTGATATCTCGTGCTCAATAGACAAGTCTGCTAAGGGAGACATTATGTACTTCTTTACCTGAGAAAGTGAAGATAGCTTTTCGTAAATAAGTCTAACTCTGCTTTCTTGGATAGTCGCATCTTCGTTCAAGAACAACTCTACTGCTGCAGGACTAAGATTAAATCCTAGAGGAGTCAACATGTTATACAACGCTTGGTTGTAGTCTCTGTAGTCTTCTTGATCCTTAGGAGCAGGAGGCACACCAGGGAAATTACCAAAGTACTTTTGTGTATTTAAGTAGAAAGTTCCTGTCTCTTCGTTCCTTGCTGTATAGGGAGTACTAGTAAGAGAGAAGTCTAGGTCATACTTTTTACGGATGTTTAGAGAATCCAAAGAGTTCGCTTGGAATACTCGTACCTCAGAAATGTTACCTTCTTCATCTCTTTTGATGTTTGCAGTATAACCCTCAATGTAAGGCATGCTGAACAAGCTAAAGAATTCATTCTTAAAGTTCATACTGCTTGTTCTAGCAATAGAACTGTCTGGTGCTGGAAGATACTGCAGAAATTGATTGAATTGAGGATACTCTTCTGCAATCTCTTCTACACGACTATATAAGTCTGCATAAGAGTTTGTTCCAGATAACCTACGCTGAAGAATGTTCCAGTTAGTATTAAAGTCGCTTAGTATTGTTGTTCCATATATAGGATGGAATACCATACGTCCGTTTTCATACTTAGGCAGCGTTCTAAGAGCATTAACCAATACTTGTGAGGCTAACTGCTTATTCGACATTTCATTTACGCTAGCCTCATATGATGCAAATTCAGAGTTTACTTTTTCAAACTCTTCGATACGCTCATTCAATATCTGTTTTTTGATATTATCTTCAAAGATGCTAGAGTTGAGTTTATGAAACTGTGCTGCAGACTGAAAGTTGTCTAGTAAGTCTACAAGTTGGTTTATCTTAGGAATTAAAGATTGATTGTTTGTTTTCTCGTATTCTTTTGTAAGTGCTTCATAGTCGTTAAACAAAGACTTCTCCATGTAGGAATAAACTATGTTAGCATTCTTGCCACTAGATACAATGTTTACAAAGTTTATGCCCTTGTCTTTAAATTGATTGTTTGCAATACTTACGTAGATACTATCTAAGTCATCTAACAGAGCTTTTGAGTCCTTGAATGATAAAGTATGACTTACTCCTTCAGAATCTTGATAACTATACTTACCAGAATACAGTTTAGTAAAGTACTGATTAGACTCGTTACGTTTGAACTGAGTCAAGTTACCTTTGTGCAAACGAGAGAAGTAATGATCTATTGTCTTCTTATCAGAGAATAGATTAGAGATAAAGTCCCAGATTTGTTTAAAGATAGATTTAGATTCCTTTGCTTTCTTCAAAGCTTCAGGCATAGTAACTCCACCACTTAAAGCATAAGCTCTAAAGTCTTCTGCTAGTCTTTCCTCTAGTTCTACAAAAGACAAATCTCCATAGATGCTTCTTGCTTCTGCATACAAAGCTGATTTCTGCTCAGGAGTTAAATAAAGCTGAGAGAATTCATGCCATGCTTCATGGTAAGCCTCTGCGTAATTAGCTCCCTCAAACAAGAAGATACCTGCCTTAGACCACACAGCATAAGCTTCAGGATGACTGATAGTGTTATTAAAGATGAAAGGAGTATTCTTAAATATAGGGTGATTACTTACCCAGGCTTTTGCTTGTTGATTTTGTTTTTCAGTAATTTGATTGTCTAATAATCTTTCCCTAAAGAACTCTGACTCACTCGGACTGATATTATCAGGAAGCAAAGTAGGTCTAGTTCTTACTTTTCTAGGCTGTTGTCCAGTAGGTTGAGTGGGTTGATCAGCAGGTTGCTCTACAGGAAGGACAACAACAGGTTCAGGAATAACGTTAATGTTATCGTTTACTACGTCTACTGTAGAGTTATCAGATACTTTGTAGTCAGAACTGAATGAAAGACTTCTATTTTCCTCTCTTAAGAAGGTTGCACCAAACTCAGGACTTTTAATAAAGTCTGTATAAGTATCAAAGTTCTTGGTACTTATTTCATTGTTTTTATTTACAACTAATGCTTGGTAAGGTTTATTTTGTTTTACTAAAGACTCTCTTACTAGCTTGTAAGAAGTCTCACCCATCTTAAGCAAATCTTCTTGTTGGTTTTGAGAGTTTCTGTAGTAGTTCTTACCGTCTTGCCCAACTTCTACATACTTTACTATAAGTTTTTGTGAAGCAGTTGCACACAAGTACAGATTTGATTTTTTAAAGAATCTAATTCCTGTGGTTTGCTTTCCTTCTTTAATGCCCTTAATATAAACAGAGTTTATCTGCTGGCTTAAATACTCTAAGAAAGCAGCAGCATTAGTTCTAATAGACTCATCTATGGTAGTAGGCAAAGTACCTTCGTTAAAGGCATTAACTAGTACCTGCAACGTATTACCATTAGTAGGAATATTAACACCTGTATAAGGGTTACGTACATTTTCTTTTTCAAGATGAACACTACCAGGCTTAAGTAAATAGTCCTTTTGTGCACCTCGACGTGGGATTACAAGTCCATTAGGAGTAGTAATTACCTTAATAGACTCTCCTACCGCTTGACTCAATGGTCTAACCTTGCTAAAACCAGGTACAATTCCTTCAATACGTGAGGTAACTATTTTTCCTTTTGCTACGGTAGCCCTAATTTCTTTTAGCTTAGGACTTGCAGTTGAGTCAGGAAGTAAAGCAACAAATACATTTCCAGTAGTGCTAGAAGTAGGTCTTCCTTGAGGGTTGAATCTAATAAGGTCTCCCTTAGAGTCTACAAACACACTTCCTACACCTGACCCCAACAACTTAGGATTATTCAATACAGCTCCCACAAAACTCTTATCGTGTAAAGGAATCTGTTGTCTGTTGAAGACTTCAACTAATCTAGCTTTCTCTTCTTCGTTTAATGACTTTTTCTGTCTAAGTTCTTCGATTGTTGCGTAGTCTTGGTCACTCAATATAAACTTATAGATTCCCATCATAGATTGAATCCGTATGCTCATATCTCTATAGGTACCAGAACGTGTATCTTCTGAGTAAGAAGTAATAATATCTGAACCTAAGTTAATAGTAGAATCATCATAAGAGTTGTCAGTCACAGAATCTACGGTAGGCATAGAAAGATACAAGCCATCTATCGCTCTTAACTTTACTTCTTTGATCTCTGAATTTACATTATCTTGGTTAATCTCAAAGTTATCACTAAACACAACCTCAGGATCTTCTTCTTCTAGTATTCCTGATTCTTCTAGTACCTCATTACTTATAGTATCAGGGGTATTAGTTACTTCAGATTCATTAGCTACATTAGTAGGGTTATCTGATAAGTTCTGAATACTAGATAAGCGAGTTAATAACTGTTCTAGAAGATCTCTTCTTCCAGGACTTATAAAATCTAAAGAACTCACATCTACTACACCCGCTTTAATAGAATCAAAGACAATCTCTACCTCTGCTTCGTGATTAGAGAACAAAGCCAATAATGCGCTTCTTACCTTACTAACACTTCCTAGATTAGAAACGTTGTTATAGATTGCAGTATTTCTTTGGGAGATAAAGATCTTTCTATCTTCGTCATCCATCTCGTTATCACTTAGTACTTCATTTAAGTCTTCTAAGTCTTGGATAAACGCATTGTAGACATCTTGATCTACATCATCTCTTCTTCCTGGGATATTAACTACTGGACTAGGAGTTACTACTGGTGCAGAAGGAGTAGCGGAGAAGTTGTTGACTACGGAAACATTAGGCGCTACTTCCATAGCAATCTTATTCATCTCAATAATCTTTGCTCTAGAGTTTTCACGAGATAATCCCCTAGTAGAGATACTGTAAAGGTTGTTTTGGATAGCGTCTACATCATTTTGCAGATCAGTAATAGTATTTGGGTTCTGTTCTTTTTGGACTCTATGTTCTTCTAATTCAGCAGCAAGAACAAATCTCTGAAAATCGTTTAAATGATCGTGAGCACCTTCTTCTAATTCTCCAGTTGCCAACTCGTCCTCAGACAATTCAGCAATTGCAAGTTGTCTCTCTTGTATGTTTTTAGTTTCAGGGTTTCTTAAGTTCTTAGGTACTTCACTTTGGAACTCATCTCCTGTTAGCTGCATTCTTGTCTCTAATTCCTCTTGAATAGATCTAATAAGCTGAGGAACAGATTCATCATAGGTTTTAGGTCCCTGAACTTGTTCAGCAACTAATGGAGCGTTCTGCAATTCAAACTTAGCATCAATACCTTGAATTCTATCAAGAGCAGGCATAAAGGTATCTCTTGCTAATGTTAACTCCAAAGAAGTAAGTTGTTCTGGATTAGTCTCTAGAGTATTTCTGAAAGTGTTTACTCTTTCTACAATATTTGCATCGACTGTAGATTGAAACTTCTTATATTGTTCACTTACAAACTCGTATCTCTCGTCCCCTACAGGTACACTCAATAAAGATTGTCTTGTTTGTTCTGCTATACCCAACAAAGAGGTAAGTCTGGTTTCAGGACTTATTGCTGCTTTTGCTTGACTATCAAACAACTTAGAGATAATTGCTTTTTTATCTGCTTCCTCTAAGCCAGCATATTTGTCAGCGAGTTTCTTTGTGGTAAGAATCTCTTTGCTAGTCTTAGCCAAAGAGTCTTCGTATTCTTTTAATTGTTCTGGGGATAGTTGAGTGGGGTCTACATTCAACAAATCTTCTTGAAACAACTGATTATTAAAATAGCTAAACTGAAGTTCTTTGTCATCTAACAGGTTTGTTAGATTCTTAATATTCTTCATTTCAGGAATAGAATCCAGTCTTCTAGATAGATTATCTACTGCGGCTGTTTGCTTTAATCCTTCTTCTTTAGTTAACTTATTTAATTGTACTTTGTTAGCAATAAGCTGTTTGTACTTTTCAGGGTTGTTTGCAATATTCCATCTTGCTTGGTCAAGTCGTTCCTTTTTTATAGCACTCTTAGAAAATGCAGTTGTAGCTCCTGAGACAAACAAAGAAGGAATAAACCCTTCTACAAATGTATCTAAGAAAGCATCTCCAGTAATTTGATTAGTTTCTTCTACTTCAAAGTTCTGAGAAGAAGCATACTTGTCTACAAAGTAATTTCCTACAAGTGAACCAAGTTCTTCTATAGACTCCTGAGATGCTCCTGACAAAGTTCTGCGTATTGCAGCAGGGGCCATCAACATAGCCGCCTTAGATGGACTCAATGCTCCCTTAGGTAACAATCCTAAAAGTAGATCTCTTTGAGTAGTTAAGCGACTTAAGTTAGCAGGGTCTAGTTTACCTAACTTAGCAAAAGCAGGATCTAATGCACCAAAGGCTACCTTGCCACTAAACATGTTAACATCAGGAACAATAGTTTCAGTAAGACCTTCTACTCCTGCCCTCATCAATGCTACTTTAAATGCAGCATCTCCATTTTTAAAATTAGAACGTTCTTCTGCGTAGAATCTAGGGAAAGTAGTAGATGTTACTACACCCATGGTTGAGATTCTTGGTGCCCAGTTCTTTACAAAGCTAGCTGTACCTGCTTCACTTAATCCAGCAGCAGCTCCAATTCTTCCATAAGTTAGTCCAGCACCTCTACCGATAGCACCAACTCCTTTAGACAAAAGAATAGTTGTAGCTACATCTGTAGCAATAGGCAATACCTGTTCTGCAGCAGACCAAAGATTCCAAGTTTTGTTACCGTTTTTATCTGTCCAACTAACTTGGCTCATAGTTACCCTGTTACCGTGAATGTCACGAGTAATCTCAGAGTCATCAATTTTGTTGTTTTTGTTTAAGTCTTTTCCTACAAAATATGTTGGAGGAGCAGCATACTCTGCATCTGACTTAATTTTGTATCCTAGTTCTTCTGCTCCAGCAAGGTAAGCTAGTCCTGATACCTGCTTAAGGAAGTTAGATTTAATTTGTTGACCTGATCTGTAGAGAGTTTCTCCTATAGAACCTTGATCACCTTCAGCCAACATTTCATTTCTATAGACTTCTTGTTTCTCTCTTTCCTTCTTACGAGTATACTGTTCGGGATAAAACTGCTTTAAGTAGTTGTCCTCTATAGTATACGGCTTCAGTTTGTTACTTAAGTTTTTAGAGTAGTTAAGTTCTTTACTTACGTTTGCTTTTTGTAAAGCTAAAGCGTTCTTTTCCTGTTGGTTTACAGACTGTTTAATTTGTGCATCGAGATCAGAAATCTGTTTTTGGTAATTAGCAACTTTTTCATCTACAGCATTTTTCATTGCGTAGTTGTATTGCATCTCCATACCAGAGTATAGATCATCATCTGTCTTTAAACGAGTCGACTTAAAAGTAGATAAGTCCTCTTCATTGTATATTCTTGATCCTACTCTATGAGACTCAAAGTCAGCCAATCCATCTAATATAGATTTATCGGTAGTCTGATTTGATTTAATGTTTAGAGAAAGCCTTTGATTAGGGTTAGAGGTATTTAACATCTTTTCTCTATCCTCCAAAGAATTCTCAGCAAAGAAAGCATCAGCCTGAGACTTAGCTAGTTTAGAAGTGTTGATCTGATTTACTCTATCTACTAGTTCTGTATAGGACTTTCTCAAAAGCTCTTTGTTCTTACCGTTAAGACTAGAGTTAGATATACGGTTGTACTTATCCCTCAACTCACTTAAAGCCTTTTGACTCTCCTCTATAGTTCCTTCCCTAAGTATTCTATTAAATACATTAGCAGATTCCTTTAACTCATTCTTAGTAGCTAAGTCAAGTTCTAGGTTAGGTATAGCGTAGGCACCAAAATCTCCTGTAATGTTTCTATAGGAAGCATTTATGTCTGCTGCACTAGCTTTTATATCCCCTTCTAAAATACTTTCTACCTCTTTACCGATAGTCAACTGTGCCTCAAATGGTTGGACAGCAGCACCACTTACTTGAGCAGCCCTAGTTAAGTTGGTAGCACTTTCTAATCCTGAAAGTTGTTTAGATTTTGTAAAAGGATCTAATCCTTGACTTTGTAATAATGCAATTATAGGATCTTGTGGCATGTATTAAATATTAAAATGAAAGCTAAGATTATAAACAAATATAAGTAATTATAAGTGATTATTACTTCTTGTCTATATCCCCACTATACTTGGTTGTAGTACTTGTTTTTATAATTCCAGTACCGTCATCAGAAGTAGTAATACTAGTATCAGGAACTCCAATGTAGAAATTGCCTAAGTTAGCAGAGTTCCTCAAGAAGTCAAAGGATTGTATACCTCCCACTGTTTCACTGAATGCTCCTGTAACATTTACAGGAAGACTTGCATTAGCTCCAGATATATTTTGACTTATACCTGTTCTGATCTTTCCTAGGTCTTCTCTAAGTTTTCTGTTAGTGGTCTCATAATCTAATCCTTCCATACCTGTAAGTAAGGAAGTAATAGCTTGTTGGTATTTAGCATTGATTCCTCTTTTAGGAAGTTTAGCTAAAGCTTGTTCAATATAAAACAACTGTCTTTCTCCTGTAGCCTTCTGTGCCCTTCTTAGGTTATTTACAGCTTCGTTTAGGTTAGAGGTTGCTCCTGAGTTTCCGTCTTTACTTGCTTGATCAGCAATAATAGATAATCCTGCTGCAATCTTATCAAAGTTTTGGAATACAGGTTTAATAGCTGAAGTATCTACTTGATAACCTACCTTTTGAGTTAAGTTAGCTAAGTCAATTGCAGTTTTTCTATCTGCGTTAATCTTACGCATTTGTCTAGCATCCTCGTTAGCTTGCTTCCAATACTCGTTAGTAATAAGATCTCTACTTACTTTTTGACTAGCGTACATGTTACCCATGTTGGTAGCAAACTTATCTTGGTAGATTTCCATGTACTCTCCTAAGTCAAAATCCTCTAGAGTAGTAGAAGCTTTTTGTTCGGCAAGTAATCTAGATTGTTCGTAGTAAGTTGCTTTTTGTTTAGCCTGCTCTAACTGAGATTTAACTGTAGCTGATCCAGTAGTGTTATATGCTCTTTCTAATCTAGCTGCCTCCTCCTTAAACATCCTAGCATTTTCTCCTGCTGTAGCTGCCTTAGTCTGCATATCTTCTACATAACCTTGATAAGCATTATCTTTTCCTACTTGCTCTAAACTGTAACCTGCATCCATCTGAAACTGACGCAATTTATTTGGATCAGTAGCAATAAATGCCTTAAACTTATTAGCTAGGTCAGTTGTATTATATCCTTCTACTGTTACCTTTTCAATGTAAGCAGGTCCCATAGCAGAACGCATATTAAACGACTCATCTTGATTAGGTTTTTGAGTCTTCATAAACTCCATCCAATCTTTAGAAAGATCTACATAAGGAGTATACTCTTTACCATAACCAATCTTCTGTCCCAACTTACCACTTTGCATGTAGTCATTAACGTCCTTCATATAGTAGAAGTCGTTAACTACACTACGTTCTCCTGGCTTCATCTTAGACAATTGTTCTTGTCTACGAGCTACTTCTTTACCGTTAGAGATAGCAGTAGTTATATATTGATCTCTTTCTAAAGGCTTACCTATGTTAAGTACTGATTGTACGTTTGCTTTATTTGAAAAGTCTAGTCCAGCACTATTGCTGATAGCTTTAACTAGGTTACCCATAGACTTATCAAAGTACTCCTTCTCTACATCTGTAAGAATGGAACTTCTTAGACTGTGATAAGAGTCAATATTCTGTTGCACCTTAGCAACTCCCTCATCATACATCTCTTGCTTTTTAGAAGCAAACTTGATTAACTCGTCTGCTGGTAGAGGAGAGATATAGTCTGGGTATTCAAACTTAGTATGTTGTGCTGAAATTGGCATGGTTTAGGATTTAGATTTTTTATACATTCCCTTTTTAGCTGTGGTCTTCGACTGGTTCTCTTGTGCCTTCATGTAATTATAATAATCAAAAGCGGCTTTCATATTTTCAGGAAGAGTTATTTGACCCTCTGAAGTAACATCGAATCCAGGCGCAACAATAGGGATACCCATAGCTTTAAGGTTTTCGTCTTGTTCAAATTTAGCTCTTTTATCTACTAAACTTGCAACTGCTGATTGTTTTTCTGCAGACTGAGCATCTCTTGCTTGTCCTACTAAGTTATTATATACACGATCAAAAGCCTGAGCATTGAACTGATCTGCACTCATAGACATTTGTGCATTAGCCATATCTGCCTGAGAACGTGATTGGGCATCATAGTTTTGTTTAGACTGAAAAGCCTTTTGCTTAGCATCTAGTCCTGCAATATAAGCCATATTAGGATCAGCTCCACTTCTAATAGCTGCTGTACCCATGTTATCAATATCCTGTAGTTCGCTTTGAATGTTCAAAGTCTGAGGACGAACATAAGGAGCATCTATCTCTGGAATAGCATAAGAGTAAATTTCTTGTGCTTGAGCAAGTCCCATAGCTTCAGGAATAGCTTGATACAAAGGAAAGTTACCTGGAGTATATTTACCTGTCTTAGCAGCTTGTGCATCAGAAACTTTTGTTCCTGAAGTATCTTGTGCAGCTTCAGTAGGAGTGGTAGCAGGGGTTTTAGGTTCAAAGTTAGGCAACTGTCTTGATGCAGTATACAAACCTAACTTAGAATCAATAGAACGTTGACTACCTTCTTCTGGAACAAAGCCCATCTCAGAAGCAAACTTATCTGCTTCTTCAGGAGTATAGCCAGCTTTTAATGCTCTGTTTCTAACTTCCTCAGTGTATGCAACCTGTGCTCTACGCATTTGATCCTTATTCTTAGGATCAAAGATTTCTCCTTGTGCTTCTACGTCCTTTATAAACCAATCATAATTCTTTTTAAATAAATCTAAGTTAGACTCCTGACCATATACTCCTGAAGGAAGTGTAGATTGAAGTCCAGGAACTTCTGCCACCAACAAAGAAGTCTTGGGGTCCATCTTAGCAACCTTAGCACGAGTACCAGGTTGGTAAGTGGGGATAGGCTCTTTTACGTCTGATCCATCTAACATTACTAAAGGTGTTGTTTCTTTTTTAGTAACTCCTCCATATTTCATTTCTGCAAGTATTTTTTCTTGCACATTTTTGGGAAGTGCTTTGAAACCAGGATTATCTATGCCTGCACCATTCTTTGCCTGAAGTTCTCCATTAGAGTCACCATTAAGAATTTGTTGGTCTCTAAAAAGATCATCAAGTATTTTTTGATTACGCTGCATCATTAAGCCTGCAGTGTCCTTATCTACTTGTTTAGCAAAAGGATTCTCTAAAGTCTTCTTATATGGAGTAATATCGTAGTTCTTAGCAATCTGAGCAAAGGTCTTTTTAGATCCTTCTGGCTTTAGATTATTAGAATAGACACGAGTTTGATCAGGTAGATTTGTAGGAATACCTCCATTACTATGAGAAGGGCCTGAAGCCATTTCTGTTTCTAGGTTTGGAAGCTGGATGTATTCTCCACCTTCAATTTCTACATCGTTCATGCCTTCGCTAGCATAACGTTTGTTTATTTTTGCACCCATTTCTGCTTTAATTGTAGGTTGATACTCTGTACCTCCACTTGTTGTACGACCATACATATAGTTGTAGTCGTAGATGGGTTTAGAGTTTCTTTGTTGTATTGATTCGTTAAGTTTACGTTGATTCTCTAGATCTTGATTATAGGTAAGACCTGCATCTATTCCTAATAATCCTAGACTAACTAAATCTTTTTCTTGGCCTTTAAACTGGTCAAAGAAGTTTTTATCTAAAGAACCTGAGTCTGTCTTCTTTGTTAACTCGTCTGACTTAGAGAATCTTTGGTCTTCTGTTGGTACTTGATTATCACTTAATTTAACAAAAGAATTTGCATCCAGAGATAGGTCTATCTTTGGATTAACCTTAGTTTGCCAATCCCACGTTTCTTGAGGACTGGGAATAAACCCAGGAATATTCAACAATTCTCCTGGATTATTCTCACTATCTGTAAGTTGTGGATCGGATAGATTAGTAGGCTTTGGATTTAAGTCATTGCCTCCACCATTACCAAATCTTCTGAATAAGCGATTTCTTAACATGTTTTAATTATTTATGTTATTAACATAGAGAGTTAATAACTGCTTGAGAATAAGCTAGTTATACAAATATACAAGATTAATAAAAAAAAGCAAGGGAGAATTAACTCCCTTGTCCTCTGCTTTTCTTAAGATAGTTTTTGCTAGACTTTAACTTTGAAGCTTTAGTCTTTGCTACAACTCCTTTCCTCCTGATCTTTGGTTTAACTTTAAACTTAGAAGCTGTAGAGGTTGATTTTGATTTAGATGCTTTAGGTGCCATATATTTAGTTTTAGTTTTAGTTTAGTTTTAACACTTCCAACGCCTACGTGCTTGTCTGATTCTGCTATTAGGATCATTCTGTGTAGCCTGTGAAGATCTACGCAACTGACCTAATGAACGAGCACAGTAGGACTTTCTACGATTAGCTGCTTTGCTACCTGGCTTTACCTTACCTGTAACAGCAGTACTTAATTTGGAACCTGGGTTAGCCCTTCTATAAGCCATGACTCCTTTCTTAGTCATACCAGCTCCTTGTTTAGTGGGGCGATAGTTAGCTCCTGGTCCCTTAGTTGTATGGGAGATAGTTCCTCCCTTAGCCATGTATGCCTTCTTTAAGCGACTTTCTTTCTTGATCTTAGTCTCTTGTTTAAGCATCTCTTTAGTAGGCTTTTTTCCAGAACCTTTATTAGCACGGATGTTATCCCACAATCCTCTTTGGGAGTATGATCCGTCTTTACGTTTTATCATCTTTTTCATTTCTTTACATTTGATTTCTTTAAGAATGATTTTAAATCATAATTTACTTTTTCTCTATTAAATTGTTTAGCAAGTTTATTTGCTAACTGCAATCTATTAGTCTTACTCTTAACTCCTCTTAGGATACTTGCTACTCCATCTACCATTTCTTTATCATCATCCTCTACTTCTCCGCCTTCTTCCATCCTACGTAAATTAGGATTAGGCCTAAATTGTACTTGAGTATTATCTCTTTGAGGAACTCTCATAGTAGAATTGTAAGGAGAAGATGTAAATTGATTAACAGTACCTGCAGCTCTAGTAACAGGTGCAACTTTTTTAGCCACTTTATTGACTGTTCTGCTTGCTTGTGCTGCATTTACAGCTAAGTTGCTATAAGGTCTAATAGCATTTGCAGCTCTAGCTACTCCCATTAATCCTTTAGCTGTGCCAAATGTTGCCATATTTAAAGCATCTAATCCTGCTCCTACATAGTCTCCTTGATAAAGATTGGCTAGTGCACTAGCACCTGAAGCATAGGTACCCACAGGACCAGGAACATAGGTAGCTGCTTCTAAAGCCATGCCCAGTCCAGTACTTCCTCCATTAGGCATCTTACGCTTTCTAGAATTCTTATATGCACCCTTAAGTCTTGAACCTGAGGGTGCATTAGGAATTACAGAACCATTTACTCCTGGAACAAACATAGTTAATTTCTGTAGATAGGCTTACCTGATTGCATGTTAGATACTCTTCTACGTACAAGTGCTTCATTAGCACTCATCTTACTATTAGACTTAGCTGCAGGAACTGCTTTTTTGTATTTGCTTACGTTACTCATAGCCTGAGTAACTTTAACTGGTTCCGCAGTTCTGAGAACTTCTTTAGTAGTTATAGGGGTTTTCTTCAGGTTGTTAGCTGTAGACATTACACTATTAGCAACTGGCCTTGCTTTATTTTCTGCCATAGACTTATCCCATTGTGCAGGAGTGTAGTTCCAACTTTGAGAAGAAGAAGTGCTAGTAGTCTTAGCGGCTGCCTTAGGAGCAGATGACATTGTCTTAGACTTGATGTAAGACTCGTAAGCCTTCTGTGTTTCAGCACCCCAAGCACCATCAGCTACAATATTATATCCCTTACTACGAAGCATTTCTTGGTAAGCTTTTACTTTAGGAGATGCACCTTTAACAGTAGTAGACTCTAGATTATTCAAAGTAGTCTTAGCTGCTAAGTTAAGTGGATCTATAGCTTTTACTCTTGGAAGAGTGTCCATCTCCATACCATTTTCCCCCTTACGCATCTTAGAGAGTGTCTTAGCCAAGTTAGCTCTTTTTACTGTAGTAGAAGAGTAAGCGCCTTTATTGCTTAGTACTTTGTCACGGAAAGCAGGTACAGACATTCCAGCTCTTTTAGCTTGTGCTGTAAAAGAACCTGGCTTCTTAATAGCAGACTGAATCCATTTACCTCCTGATTTCATTTTCTTACCACCGCAACTCATGCAAGTTGAGTAAGAATTCTTTAAGCGATTCATATAGTTTTATTTAGTTTAAGTTAGTGTAAGTTGATACAAAGTGCTAGTAATCAAACTAATTACTTCGTCAATAGAGTTTTGTAAGTGAGTATTCTCCATACCGAATACTCCACGATGCTTCATCATGTAGTCTTTCATGTAGATCAAGTGAGTTTTTGCATTCATATACTCGGATGCAGGAATCTTAAAGTTAAGTCTTTTACCTATTGTACCGAAGTAAGACTCTACGATATCATCAGTTAAGCCAATGATTTCAGTGTAGTAGCCGTCTAATGCTTTGTGCTCACTAAAAGAAGTAGTCTGCAAGTGTGCAATGTGAATGATGTCACGAGATTGGAACAACTGTCCAATTACTATCTCGGGTTTGACTGTGGTGAAAAGTTCTTTTTCTTTCATGGTATTATGGGTTGGTTTGAGTTATTTGGATTGTATTTATAAACTTGAATCTAGAGTACTGATCTTGAATCAATCTTAGTTTAGCAAAGTCTGACTTAATCTTAGACTTCTGGTAAGATACAGATACAGGTCTTACACTCTTAGTGTTTGGTACTTTATCTATAGGATACTGACTTACTAAGTCACTCCACTGAGTAGACCAAAGTGGTTGGCCATTTCCTTGCGCTGCAACGTTCCAAAATCCGTTAAAGGTATACAAGTGTTCTCTACGAGAGATAAGCGCTTCTATGCCCGTTGCTGTCATTCTAGGGTAGGTAATCTTCTGTCTAGTGTTACCGAACTCTTCAGGAATCAACTTAATGATACCAGAAGACTGTTCTTTGTTATAGATAATCGCCTTAGTAAAGTTTGCTAAGTTCTTTTTATTTGCAGTAGACAAAGAATAATATTCGTAGTCAGAATAGTATTCTTGGATGTCTTGCATCAAAGTAACAGAGTTAACTGTAGATACTTGAGGGAATGAGTTTACATTATACTCTAGAATGTAAGGATAAAGTCTATTGTAGTAAGTTTGGTAAGTATAAATAGACAAGTTATGATTCCAAGTAGATGCTCCTGTAGAAGTATTAATTAAAGTTTGGAAATGACCAAGTAAAGGAACAAAGAAGTTTGGAAGGAAAGAATAGAAAGAGATAAAGTTCTTTAACTTAGGTGAGTAAGCAACTGTCCAAGACTTATTCTCAAAGTAAGTAGGATCTCCAAAAGTAATAGTTACTTGAGTGTTACCTGACTCTAGTACGTACTTACGGTAATTACTATCCGAAGTATCTGTAATATATTTAATTACAGAAGAACTTCCTTCACGATACTGAGGCTTAACTCTGTAATCTAGTTTGGTAATAAATACCCTCTCGTATCTTTCATCCCAACCCATTACAATACCTAATCCAATAGCAGGATTGTCTATGTCTGCATTAGGGATATCTTTAAGAATCTGGAAAGGTAAGTTTTGTTTAAACCAGTTGTAGTTGTTTTCTGTTTTAATCTCGTTAAACCCGTCTCCTGTAATCTGATAGATGTGACCACGTTTAGCGTCTACCCAGAATGTTCCATACTCACACTTAACGTAAGCTTTGTGTTGAGTTCCAATATAACCTAGATCACTCTTAGCAAGATCAACAGGCTTCTGCTTAAACATTTCTGCATTACCAATCTCCAACTGATAAGGAGAAGTAGTGCTAAGAGTAATACGAGAGTTGTATACTTTAGTAGTATTCTCGAATCTAGCATATACTCTTTCGTTTTCTCCTGCATTCAAATCAACTAGACGACCACCTTGCTTAGGGAAATCATAGAAGTTTCCTGGACGGAATACTCTCCAAGCATCTGAAAGATAGTTAGAAGAGTTAGCAGGATCGGAATAGATTACACGGTTATGGTGAATAGAAAGACACTCTAAAGAAGGATACTTTAATCTGTAGGGAAGATTAGGACTTAAGTTCTGTGCAGAATAAGTAGCGTTATAATGGTAGAAGTTGTCAAACTTGATAGGTACGTTAACTTCATGCAACCACTCATCTGGAATACCATCTCCTACATTAGGATAGAAGTTTTCTTCTAAGTCGTTTCTTCCATGACGTAGATCTACGTTGATATCAGACTCTACATAGAATACTGGAATACCGTAAGAAGCTGTATAGAAATAACCATTTCTAAGCAAAGAGTTCTCAATATTACTATCGTCTAAGTTTACTTTTGCTACATAGTCATTTAAAATACTAGCAAGTGATGTCGCAAAAGCGGTTGTAGCTGCTACAGAAAGAAGTTGTGTAGAAAAAGGAGGAGGTAAGGGAGGAAAGGGAGGAGGCGGAGGAGTAGGAGACAATGCAAGGGCAGTAAGTCCTACACCTGTTCCAAATGCCAAAATTGTTCCCGCAATGTCTCCTGCAGTAATAGACTCCGAAGAGTTACCTGCATAGTACGTAGGATACCCTAAGTTAGGATACAACCAATAGTCAAAAGGAACATTGTCTACCTTAGCTGGTAAGTTAGCAAGGTTACGAGTGAAGAAAGAGTGTTTACGCTTAAGTGCAAACTGGTTGATATAAGTATCTCCTCCAAAAGCAGGATAGAAGGTTCTCTCTACTTTTAAGTATCCAGAATCGTCTACACTTACATCAGCACTGTATCCAGTAGAAACATATTTAATATTTTCTATAGGACCATACTGATTTGGGAAGTTTCTCTTAATAGAAGAATAGTAAGCTCTAGTATTTGATTCTACAATCTTTGAAGGATTATCTTCTAATCCTGCTTGAGAGATTGTAAATCTTGTTGTATCTCTAATTAAAGGGAAGTTGTTTGCTAGAGGCTCGTTTGTTTTTAGATAAACAGAAGTTTCTCTAAGTCTATTGTGTAGAGGAAAATCATCGTTTAACTCAACTATTTTATCATTAGCATAAAGTCCAATCTCTAATACACGTCTTTTGTCTCCTGTATTAGGAATAGACTCATACTTAGTATAGTTACCTACAGAGTTATATTGCCAGGCCAACTCTTTGTAGGGGAGAGCCTTTTCAATAAGTTCTTTTATAAGAGTAGTATTATTTAACAAGTCTACTATCTTTGTTTCATATCTTGTTTTAAGAGAGGAAGTAGTTCCGACTTGCGCTTCGCCATCTACAACATAAGATAAAACTGCTCCTATTGCTACAGAAAGGTTATTAGTGCCTTTACCGATAATTTTGTATTTAGGATGATCTAATACAGGAACAAAGTGACCCTTTACAATTCCATATTCTAAGGTTTCTAATTTAAGCTCTGTGCCAATCTTAGGATATTGGAAGTGAGTATCAGGTGAATGGAAAGTAAATCTTTCTGTTCCATATAAAACGGAATTTACAAATCCAGTGTGAGTAGGGAAGTCAAACTCTCCCCTATCTCCTTTGTCGTAAAACTTAGAGTCTGTTTTGATAAAAGCATCAGGACCTCTATCATTGTAGGGATAGTTAGGATAGTAGTAGTTCTTACCAGTGTCTTCGTCATGGAAGGTTCCTACGTCATACACAAGTCCCTTAGCAATAACTGATTTATTATTTACACGATTACCTCTTACTAGTTCATAGCCACAGATAAGCTCACTAACAGGAATCTGATGATTACCATAAGTATTTAATGGATCGTATACAGTAGTGTTATTTACTATATTTTCAAATATTGTTTCTTGCACACGTACACCTATAGGATAGATGATTGCTTCAGCGTTCTTATGGATGTGTGTAATAGCACTATCAGGAAACTTGTGATGACGAATAGGTTGACCAGCTAAGTCCCCCCACACTTCCTCATAACAAGGATAAGTTTCAGTAGATTCCCAATAAGCAAATTGTCCTGCCTCTCCTGGTATAATAGCACACGAGTATTGTTCTTCTTGCTTGTTTGGAGGATTCTCAGAGTACATTAAACCTTTAGACCCTGTGTTGTATACTTGCCATCTCTGAAATTCCCCTGTCTTAATACAATCATCCTCTACAGAAAAAACATCTTTGTTGTCTGGAGATTCTTTAGCTTTGTCGTTGTCGTTTTTAAGTCTTCCAGGAATATGGAATACGTCTGTATACTTACCGTTCTTTAGTTTAAACTTAATACCGAAAGGATAAACCTCGTCCCTTTGATAGGTACGGAAGAAGTAAGCGACTTCTGGATTAGAGTAATCAAACTTTTTATCTACTGGCATTTGTACAGTTTCCCACCTAAGTTGAATCTGATTTGCAATAGGTTGAAAGTTGTACTTAGGAGTCTCTACCAAATCAGCTAACATCAAGATGTCATTCTGTTTCTCAATAATCTCAGCATGTTCATAGTGAGGACTACGAATCAAAGGAACTATCGAGGAGAAAGTAGAAGAGTAATCTCCTGTATAAACTAAAGAGTCTGTTAAGCTAGATTGATTTACTCTGTAAGTACCTACCAGATGGTATGTAGTTACTTCGTTGATGTTCTCAGCAACAGTTAAATTAAAGTAATCGAAGATTGCAGTCTTATGATTAACAGAAACTCTGATAGACTTAGAAGTCTCGTACTCAGTTTGTTCAGTAATAGCTCTTTCAAAAATTGGAATAGGATTACAGAAATCAATATAATCTGTAAGTTCTTTACCATTTTCATCTGCATATGCTACTGAGAAAGAATACACACCACCTTTAAGTCTTCCTCCTGAATCTACAGAAGTAGGATATACTTCAGGCTGACAGAAGTCTGGGAATAATTTTAAGCGCCCACAAGCGTCTGTAAGTTGATTTATAGGATCACCACATTGATCACGACCTAAAGGTTCCTCTATTGAGAAGTAACGAGGTGGAATATTACGTGCTACAAAATAAACTCTAGTCTCACAGTTGTCTATACGATACTCTGCAAATACTGGAAAGTCTACTGATAACTTAAGGCAACAATACTCTGAGTCACAGACTGGATCTTCTGAGATTAAAGTCTTAGATAAAAGTTCTATGTCAGAAGTATAATTAGCACTTCTACCATCAAATCCGTAATAACCATTGGCCAAAATCCCAACAGTTTTGGGGTCCCCATTACAGTCTACGTAATTAATATCTTGATATTGACCATTGTTTCTTACTGCAAATCTATAGCAACCTACGTTATTAACACAACAATTATCTACAATCAACGGAGTAAATGTGCAGCAGGTGTCTGCACTAACTCCTATCTCAGAACCTACTGTACTAGTAACTACTGTACCAGATGCACAACCACAGTCTGTTTCAGATTCTGTTAAGGTTGTACAATCCTTAGTTAGATTAGTAATCTCTCCAATAAGAGACTTACCATTTGGGTGAGCTAAAAATACAACTAACTTAGATTGTTCTACAATATGTAAAGTTCCTACAATTTTGTATCCAGGATACTGAGTAGTAAAATCGTAACAGATCTGATTAGAAGGCTCATTAGTATATGTGGTAGAGTTACCATCATGAGACTGTACGTTTGCATTCAAGGCATACGTAATCATGTTCTCCTTGATCTGGTAATTAACCGAATCAAGGTTTAAACCTGCTATGTTCTGATTGATTTTATTTTCCATTAAACTTAGGAGATATAGAACTTATTAAAGCGAGTTCTGGTTCTAGCTACGTTATCTGCCATTTGTTGCTTAGTATAAGTCAACAAAAAGCCGTTAGCAGCTTGTAGTTTATTTAGTTGATCTTGTCTGTAGTACTGAAACTTGGATTCTACTTGACGCTGACTCTCGTCAACTACTGAATGCCAAAGTTGCTCAAAAAATTTAAACTTAAGATAAGACTTGATATACTCTTCAACCTCAAGAATTTCTGGCACCATAGGTAAGTTATCATCGTCCATTGGACGTGAGTAATATCTAAGGTACACACAACCTGTTTCAAACGTAGCAGTAATGCTTTTATTGGGATAAATTTGTAAAACATCAGGAGAGGAAACACTCAAGTTCTCACATCCTTCTGTACAAAGGGCTTTAGAGCCATGGTACACACGAAGCATCTTAGGATGCTTCATAGTAAGTTTAAATCCAGGAGTAGGTACACTGATAGTCTCGTAGTAGTTTTCTTGCTTAGCGCAATCTCCTGCATCACAACCTCCTGTGCATTCGAGGTTTTGCCACCAGTACCCCTTCATGGAATTAACTCCTGCATACCACTCTACATCTGCATCATACAACAAGGCATGATCAAGTAGAGCAAAGTCACAAGGTAGTTCAGATTTATATCCAGAGAATGTAAGTACAGCTTCTTCAGGCTTAAGCACCATAACTCTAAGTTTACGGAGTGCCTGGTCTATAAAGGTGGGGATCAAAACCTCACTGATAGCACCAGCTTCAAAGTACGACTTAAGCTCCTGCTTAACTTCAGCAATTAGAGGTTCAGAAGAGATAAAGTTAGTGTTATCGTATTTCATTGTTTTAGTATTGGGGAGGTGGTGAAATGTTTATTTTGTTATTATTAATTGCGTCTGACAATGCCTTCTTATGTTTGTTAGACATTCTTAGATCGTAGAAACCAAATTGTACTACTCGTTTAGAATATGGATACAAGTGAAACTTATAGATGGCACCATCGGTATGTGAGTTTCTATAAGGCACTTTGATACCCGTCTCTTTATAGTACTTCCAATTAATAATTGTATGTTTACCTTCTTTAAGTGCATTTTCAGTTTTTACAATTTTAATTGATCCAAAGTTTGGGAACCTCAGAGAGTATCTTCCTCGTAACAACCTCTCTATAAGTTTTAAGTGAATCTTCTTTGGAACACCACAAAACTGCTTATAGGTAATGTCTTTACGTTTAGTTTCTTTTAAGAACATGTGATAGGCTTTGAGACTGAGAAAGTTAGTATCTGAACTAGTGTCTCTTTCTTTCTGCCTAACGTGGGTTTGTTTGTTTGGTTTTATAAAGTCTTTCGACATAATTAGTTGGGTTCGTCTCTGTTGTTATCCTCTGTCTCATAAGGTAACTTATGATAGTTGATAAGCGACTGATTGCACATCTCGATCAATGTATCAGTCAAGTATCCAGGAAACTTAAACTGTTTGTCGTACATGCTCATACACTGACTACCGTCTAAGTCTTCGATAGACTCTGTAAAGTAAGCGTACATATTCACACACTCTACATCAGGATCCAACACATAAAGGTATCCATTGCGGATAGTATAGTATTTTTTTGGAACCTTAAAGCGTAAAGAATTGTGATTAATAAAATCTCTAATAGTAGTAGGAAAAAGTTCCTGCGAGTTAGAAGTGTTGAACACACCTTGGATAAAATAAGAATACAAGCCCTCATCAATGTTTGGTAGTTTGTTTTTAGTTCTACGTACAGGGCAATTCAAATCACACTCTGAACCAGGAGCTTCAATTAAGTGTACACACTCGTAGGCTTGGTAAACATTATCTGAAGTAAGCAACCTTCTTAGGTTGATTTCTCTTCTTAGTAATGTAGAAGCCTTAGTCTTAAGTAACCCGTATATATAACGGTCGCTAATCATGTCATCATCACTAACAAACTTGTTAGCACTTTTGACTCTAGCAATTAAATCCGAATTCGTGTACATGTCAGAATATAGTTTGGGTTAATTTAAGGTCTATTACAAATATAATTTAATTTTAAAGTTAAGTCAAGAGTTTATTTAAGAACTAGAAGAGCCCACTTTCGCAGGCTCCTACTAGCAAGATGACAGGAAAACCAACCAAAAAAACCCTGCCAAGATTTTTATTATACTTTATAGGTGTTGCCGCCTAGTACAATTTCTAAAGAGTCACCTGCTGAGAAACTCAAAGTTCCTGCAGGATTAACTAAGTAAATCAAAACACTGCCTCCAGACAAAGCTGCAAGACCTTGAGCAACTGCTGTAGGAATTGAAGGAGAAGCTGCAGTGTAAGTATAGATTGCTACATGGAAGTACTCAGGATTAGTGTTTACATAACCAGCAGGAATATCCAAGAAATCAATCAACTGATGGTGTGCCCAGCTAGTAGATCCAGTAATTTGTACTGCAAATGTTCCAGAGATAGTCACCATACCATTTACTCTGTGCAACTTAGGTAAGCTTCCAATTGAGTATCTAGTAGAAGGAACAACACTCATATTAGAAACAGTCCTAGGAGTAGTTATTCCTGTAGTGATACTTGAACCTGCTACTTCTAAGTTTACAGTAATGTCAGAAGCATTGTTTGCACGTGTGATTGCTACAGTACCTGCTGAAGAAGTAAAGATAAGTTCTTTGTTTACATACTCAGATCCATTCCAGAACAAACTGTGGTATGCTGCAGGAGAAGTAGAAGTTACATCAGCCAAAGAGCTAATAGAACAACTATTCAACTGAGAGCAAGTAAAGCGAACTCCTGAAGCCAAAGACACATTCAAACCATCAGAATCACTTGATGCTGTAAAGTCAGAAGCATTCAACTTCATCTTAAGTCTTCCCAATGTAGCAACAATCTTAGTTAACTGGTTAGAAAGAGTATCAGAAGTGTTAGTGTAGTTGAATGTATAACCGTAGTAAGGAGTAGTTCCAAAGTTAGTAGCCCAAGTTAAAGTGTAGTTTGTAGCTGGAATAGAAGCCAATGCTGTATTGATAGAACAGATTTGACTAGTAAACAAGATAGCTGCTGCACTCAAAGTACTTGTAGCAGAACCTCCTGTGATACAAGAAGTATCAATAGAAGCAGGTACTGCACTACCACCTGAGATATAAGTCTTAAGATTATTAGCGTTTGTAGTTACTGCAGTTACGTTTGCATCTGTAGTTGTTTTAATAGAACAAACGTTAGTGATTACCCAATCAAACCAAGTCTGCAAATCAGCAGTAGTTGAAGGCGCAGTAGTAAAGCAAGAAGCGGTTACTCCTGTCAAATCTAACTGAGCATTAATGCTGCAGAGTCTGTTACCATATGCAGTCAAAATCTGACCAAGAGTAGAAACTCCAGAAGTCAATGACACACAACTAGGTACTGTAAATGCAGGAGTCTCTAATGCAGTAGTGCGAGTATTCAAAGAACACAAGGCACTTGCAGTAGATTCTACAAACTGTTGAGCAGTTGTAATAGCTGTACCAATACCTGTCAATGCTCCTCCTACTCTCAAACAACTGTATGAGTATGCAGAGTAGTCAAGACCTGAAGCAGTCAAGTTACAGATACGTTGGTGTAGATTAGATACTACGCTGTCTAAGTTAGCTCCATTAGCAATAATAGCTGCAAGAGTTGTTACTTGCAAAGTCAAATCATTTGCTGGAGAAGCTCCACCCAAAAGAGTTCCTGCTACTGTAAGAAAGTTTCCTACTGTATAACCTGAACCTCCGCTAAGAACAACTACTGTATAAACGTTAGAACCAGGAGTACGTGTAACTTTTACAGAAGCTCCTGAACCTGATCCTCCTGTAGGAGATACAGTGTATTCAGTTACTACTGAGGGACTCAAAGCTAAGCCTGCTTTGCTTACAGTGCCAATAGCTCCTACTCCACAGAATAAAGGCAAACCAGAGTAAGTAATACACTTACCGTAGTTAGTTGATAAACACCCTACTGAATCACAAGGAGTGTTTGTATATGTTCCGAAACAATCAAGACAAGTAGACATAATTAGCAAATTTTCTCAATAATGGCGTTTAACAAATCTTTTAAAGTTAAAATAGGGTGATTTAAATTATCACAGTATGTAGTCAAACAACCTAAATTTATTTTGTCATCTAAAGGAAGATCTAACCAATGAATGTTTCCACTATTAGTGTTGATGTTTCCTGCAGATAAATAATTCATACGAGAACGTAGTTCACAAATAACTCCTACCAACTTAATAACTACATCAGCAGAGTAGTACTTATCATCCTTTACTGTTACTCCTGTCATTGAGATAACTGGGGTAGTACCACAAGCAGTGTTAGCTGCATCAAAAGTAGTTTTATCTAAACCTACTCGTGTGTCTAGATTTACTACCTTATCATCCAACAACTTAAGCAAGTCATTCAAGTAAGGATCACAAGAATCAAAGGAATCAATCAGACCTCCTGTAGTAGGAGTACCTGTATACTTTACGCACCCAGAAGGAACGATTTCTACGCAGTTGTTATTGGGGCAGCAGTTAGTCATTGTTTTAAAGTTTAATTTTCAAGGTTGCTTGTGTGTCGCAATCTAGACAATCAGCATACTTAAGGAAGCGTGCTAATGCTCTAGACTTTTTGTAATAGGGTTTTGTCAAGTACTTGATATGCTGCAACTCTTTGTAGGCAGCATTAGCAAGTTTTTTCTTAACAGTCAAGCTCAATTCGTTTGAGTAGGTCATCGGCTTTCTTATATAATTCAGTAGCTTTTGCAGGGTTGCATAAGTCAGCATGTGCCTCAGCTCCCTTCAACAAAAACTCAATTTTGTCCAAGTAATAAAGTGTCTTCTCATCCTCACAGCAGTCTACATACTTAGCCCACTGTACGCCTAGACGACAATCAATCTTACAAGTCCTCAAATGATAACGAGTGTTAACTCCTGTATCAGGACAAGTAGTAATGGTTAATGTATAAACGCCATCAGGTAAAGCTGTAAAGCCAGTAGTAGCCGAAGTAGTAAATCCAAAGTTGTAAGAATTAAATACATTGATCTCACCAATAGTGTAATCAAAGGTAAATGGATTATCATACCCTGGTACTGAGATAGAGATCTCTGCTGTATCAGGAGCTAATGGGTATACTGATGTATCAAGGATTGACAAGTAAGCGCAATCCTTTGCTTTAAGTGCTTCTAAGTTGAGTTGTACGTTCATAGTTTTTAAAAAGGGGGGAGTATTACCTCCCCCTTTTATTTAGTGATTAGTGAAGGGCTGTCCAAGCACTACCGTCCCAAACTTTAACTTTGTTCAGAGTAGTATCGTATGCCAAGGTACCTTCTGGCTTAGTAGTCAATGCAGCTAAGTCTGTAGTGCTGTAAGACAAAAGAGTAATGGTAGAATTGTTAACTGTTCCATAAGCAAAAGTTTTGTCGCAGCAAGTAGAGCTACTAGACAAAACCTTCAGGATAAATTTTACAAGTGATTTCCCAGGACCTTTGCCAGAAGCATTTTCCAAGGGTTCACTGAATGTTCCAGGTTTTAGAGTGATATCTTTCATTTTGATTTAAGTTAATAGGTTAGAAAAAGTGGGGGAGTAAGTTCCCCCACTAAATCTTAAGTTAATTAGACTGTTACGTCCCAAGCTGAACCATCCCAAACGTTGAACAAACCAGTAGTAGTGTTATAGATAACAGTTCCTATAGGCATGCCAGTCAAGGCATCACGTTGAGTAGTAGTGTAGCTATTTACAGTCAACTGAGAGCTAAACAAGTTATTGATAAATACTTCAATAGCAGCGGCATTAGCACTTCCAGTTTCAACCAAAATAATCACAGAATGAGTGTTTTGAGTCTTCTTCTCAAAACCTACTGGAGAATCTTCCAAATAAGTGATTTCGTACATAGTAAAACCGCTAGCAGCAGTATAGGTAGGTACGTAGAAAAATTTGTTAGCATCCTCGTTGTAGATAGGATTCCAGTAGTAGCGAGCTTCAGCAACAGCAGGCAAGTTGTTAGTGAAGTAGTTACGCTCCATTTCAGCCATAGCTGCTTTAGCACCTACTGGGTATTTAACAGGAGTAGTGTAAGTGATAGTCCAAGCAGCGCAAGAATCTTCGATGTCGAAATCTTGAGTGTTGTAAGGACCAGCATGTACATGAGCCTTGAAACGTACCAAGTTGAATACGTAAGGAACTGCATCAGGAACACAAGCGTTTCCGAATTCATCCAAAGCCTTACCTACCAACTTAACACCGTAGTTAGAACCGCTAGATACCAAAGAAGCAACTACATACTTGCTCAACAAAGGAGAAGCGTTGATCTTGTTAACAATAGCAGTCATGTAAGTAGATGCAGACAAAGCATCGCAGTCACCACCACAATCAGAGCAGCAAGCAGTTTTAACTACTACTGACTCTTGGATCATTGGCTGGTAAATGCCTTTGCTCCAGTACTCGTCAATTTTCAAAGTAACAACGTACTCTTCGTCACATTTGAAAACAGGAGTAGCAGCAGAAGCTTCATCCCAACCCAAATAAGAAACTTGCTGAGTTACAGTCAAGTCAGGACTAGTCTTTACTACAGACAAAATGTTGCTCTGTTTGATAACACTAGTTTTGAAAGTACCGTATTTGTTGTTGGTACCTGTTCCGAAAACCAATTTAAAAGCATCGGGAGTAGAAGGAGTAGCACCCAAGTTAGAGTTGCCATCAGCGTCAAAAGCAGCAATAGTCTTTTCAGCCATTGCATAAGTACTTGTAGCAGCAGAGATTGCGCTAGGTACGAAGATTTGTGTGATCTTGTGATTCATAGTTTTATATTTTATTCATTATTTTTGTTTAAACGATCTTCAGCAAACACTGCCTGAGCCTGGTTGTCCGTAGATTGAGCAGCAAACTTTACAGCTAAATCGACTAGGTCTGACTTAGCATACTCAGGGAGTTCTGAGTCTTGATTCTTAGATGTTGTTCCGTCAAACTTAACGTAGCCCTCTACATCTATATTGAGGGGATAACGTAAGTACGTCATAAACACTTTTTGAATCTGAAACTTACTATCAGTATAGACGGTCAAATTATCGTTCCCCAGTGTGGCTATAGTTGTTCTCCACTCAAACGAAGGGTTGTAATTTGCATCTAGATACTTAGTGGTAAGTTCTCCATGTCTAATTAAGTCTACAGTTATTGGCTCAACACAAGTGCCGTTTTTAGCCATAGCATAAGACGAAATGTAGAACATATAGTTTGCTGCATCTTTCAGTGAACAATCATATCCGACATGAAAGAGATCATTTGTTTTTATTGGCTTTAAGGGAACATTGCTTTCCTTCAGAACCTGAAGATCATCAATCCGTTTCCTTATTGAATCGTACCCTACCTTATAAACATTGTTAGGATTAATCTTTGTCTTAACCCAGCTGATCTGAGCCTTGTTGAGGTAAACTATAATATCTTCAATCGGGATATCAATGTTATCCTGACGGTTGATTTTATTTAAAGTTAGTTTAAACTCATAGATGAGTTCCTCAACAGGGATCATATCAGTTATTTAGTTTATTATAGAGCGTCAATTCGTGCTTTGTTCTTTAGTTTTTCCTTAAAGGCTGTGTACTCTTCAGTGTTCTTAGGATCTGCCAAGAAAAGTTCAAACTCTTCAATTGACTTAGACCACACATGCTCACCTTCGTATACAATAGAACCTTTAATTCTAACTATGTTTTTATCTACTAGATCTCTAACTAGAGACTTAACATCTAACAAGTCATCACTATAAGCCATGATTCTGTTAAACTGTTCGATAGGGTCTCTATCTAGAGCAGAGGCAGGTGTACGGAGGAACTCGTCTACTGCATTGTAAACTTCTTCTTCTGTAGCATCCATAGGCAAACCTAAGCCGATAAGTTTCTGAACCTTCTTACGCTTGCTTGCAGTCATCTTATCCAGAGATGCAATAGCGCTGTTGATCTTCTTCTTACGCTCAAAGGTTGTCTTGGTTTCAACATCACCATTGTAAACGTAGAACTTTACAATTGATGTATCAACCTTACCACTTTCTATGTCATCCATAGAGGCAGCAACCATATCAGTTTCCATTAACCAATAGAAGTTGATTGCGTCTCTTGGATTCTCCATATTGAAGAGGTTGTCACCGTCTTCTAGGGTATAGCCATTTTCTTTGATTTCGTCATAGAACGTACTGTTAGGCAACAAGGACTCGTCTAGGATAGACTCGTAGTATTCTCTAAGTTGTGTAACTCTTTGAATCTCTTGCTCTCTAACTTTTAGGTCTAAGATTCCACGGAACTTTGGAGAGTTCTCGTCTAATCCTGTCCGAATTACTCCACGTGAATCAACTCGTGGGAAAAATTTTCTTACTGTTCCTGGAATGAAGTTATATCCATTCTGGTACAATGAACCCTCTAAGGTGCGCATGCTAGATGGTTGACGTTTGAAGGGACGAATAATACGCACTCCCTGTGCTATTTGTTTACTCATTTGGTTTGGTTTTGGTTTTAGTTCTAACTTTATCTAATTAGGAGGGGGCTATTAAACCCCCTCCGTCATAGATTCGCAATTAGATGCGAGGGAATTCTTTAATGATTACAGTCTTGGTAGGATCTTCCAAGAAGATACCACAGAAGTCCTTCATGATGTAGGTACTGTAAGGATCTTTGTTAGCGATTGATGTCTGTTGAGCACCGAATCCTACTGAACCTGCAATGTACTGGTAGTACATGTTAGGACGAGTAGACAATTTTACCTCACGGATACCAGCGTCTTCTTGACCACTTACATCCAAGATGATGAAGATTGGAGGAGTCTTCTTGTTAGGACCCAACTCCAAGAAGGTAGCATGCTCGTTCAACTGTTCCAATTCTACGAATTCTACAGGACCAGTTTCGGTGGTCATGAAGTGATCGAATTGGAAAGCGTAACCTTGCTTGGTACGATCTTTACCATCCAAGAACTTATCAGCAGATACAGTGAAGTTCTGACCGTTGAAGTCTTTGCGGATAGCAGTAGAAGCCAACTCCATACCAGAACGGTTAGTGTAGATCTTCACGCTACGATCTTTAATCAACACACGGTTGTAGAACAAGTCACCGATAGCAGTACGAATCAAGTTCAAAGAGAATTGACCACGATCGTAGTAGATAACGTTACCCAAGTGCAATTGCTGCCACAAACCTTGCTTGGCACGAGTAGGACGACCTTTTTCGTCTTTACCGTTACCTTGACGACCCCACATCAAAGTGTTAGCCTTCATACGCAACATTTCCATACGCAACAAACGAGATACAGTAGGCTCCCAACCAACAATCTTGGTCTTTTCGCCTTCAGCCATAGGATCAGAAACTGAGTAGTAGGTGATATCCATAGGATTACCAGCTGCGTCAGTTTGCATACCCAATTTGGTAGCATCAGCCCAGTCAGTGATAGTGTGTTCAACACCATACTGTTGCAATACGTCAGCCATTACTTCCAAGTTACCATCGAACAATCCCAAGCTAGAGAATGAAGTGGTGTACTCACCCAATACGTTACCGATCTTGAAGTACTCAACTCCTACAGCCAAGAAACGAGCATCTACGAAATCAGCAGCAGAAGCGCCAACAGCAGTACACTTGTATTTGAAACCGTTTTGGAATTTCTCTCCCTCAGATACGATCTGGATTTGAGTCTCTTGCTCGTAGCGGTGAGCAGTTACGATATCGTTTACAACGAATACGTTCTTGTCAAACACCAATTCGAATACAGAACCATCTCTACCAGGATTAGAAGCAGAAGTACCGATGATGATTTTAGGCAACTCAGCACGCTTCTTGATTTTGTAGGTGAAAACACCGTTAGGATCGTTAACCATGAAAGGCTTACCAGTCTTCATGACCAAATCCAAAAGGTCGTTCTTGTACAATTTAGTGTCAGTGAAAAGACGGATCATCATTTTGTCATACTGGTCAGGCTTAGTGCGCAACATAGTTTCAACAAAATTCTTGTCTGTCAATTTACCCAAACCATTCTTAGAATAGAATGAGCTTGTCATGTGAGCGTTAGCTATAACTCTCCCATTAACATGTGGAATACTTTGATTAGGCATAGTAGTAATTTATTTTTTTTGTTTTTGTGTTTTTATTTGAAGTACCTTGAGAATAGGTCGTCATTAGATTTTGAGGGCTTAGTCGACTTTTTGCTCTTGGTCTTTAAATCATTGAAGAGAGAATTAGTTTCTTCGGTAACAGCTTTTCTTTTTACAGGAGTCAAGTCCAAATCACTCTGAACAAGTTTTGCTACAGCTAGAAACTTACTTGGGTCTTCTTGACGCATCTTAGCTAGTTTGTATTCAAACTCACTAATACGCTGACCATTGGGAAGAACGTGGGGTTTAGAAAGAACAAAGTCAAAAAGCTCACTTGCAGACTGTTCATTGATTGGGTATCCTTCGATAGCTCCAGAAGCAATTGCTCCATCAAGTACGTCAGCATATAACTGTTCTCTTTCTTCTTCTTTCTGTCTCATCGCCTGTACTCGTGCTTCACTCTCTTGTGCGAGTGCTGCTCTTTCCTGCTGCATCTTCTCTACCAGTTTACCATGGTATTTCTGAGAGTATGCTTCTAAGCGATCATTGTCTCTAGCATAGTTAAGTTGATCCGTGATTTCATCTTCGTCCATTCCTGTCTTAGCTAGATACAAACGGAAAACTCTTTCTTGGTTTGCTTCTACGCTCAAGTCTACATTCTCTACAATCTGTTCATTAGAGAACATCTGTAAGTATTCTTGAACAGGGACTTTATTGATGAAGATATCTTCGATCATCTGTACTCCTGCTTCTCCGTAGGTCTCTGTAGCCAACTGCTCTAACTGATTCCATGCTCTGTCTTCGATGGTTTCATTCATCTTTTCTAAGAACGTTTGTTCAGTCCACTCGATCTCTTCATCCTCATCTACGTTAAGCATTCCTGCTTTTGCAAGACCTTTACCGAATACTTCGAAGTAGTTTTCTTCTTCGTCATCGTTATCGTCTAGGTCTATTTCTTCTTCCTCTTCTTCCTCTTCTGTAGGAGGAGGCGTAGGAGTCTTAGGCGGTGTTGGTGGTGTTGGAGGATTATCTAAATCTTCATCTTCCAAAGGATCAAACTCTTCTCCTCCTAGGATATCGGGTTTGATGTTTGCATTGGGATCTTCAACAGGAGTATCCAGGTCTAGTGGATCATCTACGGAAAAACTGTCAAAGAACTCTAGATTCTCTAAAGAACTATTAGGTGTCATAAGGTTAGTTTGGTTTAATTCAAAAGTAATATTTTAAAAAATTAACACAAGAGATTAATAATTTTGGTTATGATATACACATTAAGTTAAAATAGGGGATTTTCAGGCTCAAAAACCCCCTACTTTAAGCCCATTTTATTTCTTTTTTGAGCCTGAATCGTATTTGTTTTTATTTGTTTGAGCTATTTTTAGCTTGGTATCTATGTCTTTCTCCTTGAGAGACAACTCTTTCTCCTTTAAACTTAGCTCTTTATTCTTAGTTACTTTTTCAAAAGTTTGCTTAGAAATATCTTGAGCTATTTTAGTTTGTTCAATTAGGAGTCCAGTAGTATCTACTTCAGGATTATAAGAACCTTCGTTAGCAATACCTTGAAGCTGTACTACCTGAAGTCTGTTCTCACGATCAAGTTGCTTGTTCATATCCTCTCTGCGTGCATCTTCTGCTTTCTGAGCTGCCTCCATCTGCATCTTCTGTTCGAACTGTGCTTGTTGCTGTTCCAACTGTTGTTGCTTGATTGCTTGCTCTTGTTGACGAATAGCTTCTTTACGAGTCTGTACATCAGCCAAGGTCTTACGAAGACTTCTCTCAGAGTTAGCAGTAAACAAATCTACCATTTCAGAAAGCTCTGCTCCATTCTGCATAGCAGGTTGAGCCAATTGCTTCAACTGTTCTAGTGTTACTTTATCCTCAGCATAAGAAGAAACAAATACAAATAGTTCATGAAGGAGTTCGTTCTTGCTTACTTGTAAGAATACAGTCTCTAATTCAGAGTTCAAGTAGTTAAGCGTAGAAGTAGGCTTCTGCAATTCGATGTACTGAGCCATGTCCAAAATAGTCTGGTAAACTTTCTGCAAGATGTTATCATGCCAAGCAAACCAAGTCTCTGTCTGAGCAAAAGATTGAATCAAGGCATTGTTCGCAGCAGTTGCTGTATCTGATGCTTGAGAGTTACCTAGACGTTGACGAGTAAGACCTACCAACTCATAAGCTTCCAAACGAAGTTGCTGAGCTAATTGAATACGTGCTTGGATTTCTTGAGAACGTGTAAGATCTAAGCGAGAGAATTGGTTGAACTGTACAGCTCCTCCTGTATTCTCAATCGAAGTATCAATCAAAAGAGTACCTCTGTTCTTAGCATTCCACAACATTGTCTCGATAGGATCTTGAGAATCTTTCTTAGGAACAACCTTAAGGTCACCCAAGAACACAACTCCAATCTCTTTTTCAAGCAACTCCCACAACTGGTTCATACAGATGTTGTAAAGAACCTGATAAGGCTTAAGGAGATCTAGAAGAGATTTACCTTGAGTGTTACGAGTAGTATTGATAATACCTACGATAGGAGCCTGTTGAGTAAACTCTAGAGGTTCTACGTTTACGTAGATGTCTGCTCCAATTTTGATACCTCTCCACCATTCGTTAATCCAAAGTTCTTCAAGCATAACATCACCTAAGGTTTTGTCCATCTTATAGTCTTCAGATACAAACATCTCTTGTTGGAATCCTTCTTCGTCTAAGTAAGTTCTTTTGAAGATTTTCTTTTTAGACTGCCAGTAAGAAGTAACAACTGTATAAGAGTGCTGAGAGTTAAAAGAGAATACGTTATGGTCAATACCTCCATTAGCAAAGTCACCTACGTTCTCAAATGTCAACTGCCACAAAGGATCATTAGGATCTGGAAGAGCAGGAGCCAAAGGAGAGTACTCGTTGTTTCTTAAGTTCTGCAGAGAACGATTCTTAAGATGCTCTACTTCTTCTCCTGTTAGGTTGTAGCGTTCTACAATCTCAGTCATAGAAAGAACTTCAATAAGACCGAGTGCCCAACAATCAGAAGTGTACTGAGCATTACGATTAGCCAAGTACCATACGTTAGATGGGTTTTCTACTTTATAGTTAAAGCCTAAGCGAGAATTGTCAGGATAGAAGTGGTGAAACTCTTTACCTGTTACCAAGAAGTCTAAGAATGCTCCCTGTGATTTTTCTCTAAAGTTAAAGTGATACTTAAGAGCGTTAAGAGTTTTGTTACCCCACTCTTCTGCAACTGAAGTATAATCCAAGATTTTATCCTGAATCTCTTTCTGCATTTGAGCCTCTTGTTCTGGATCTATAGGTTGTCCTTCTAGCTGTGCTTGCAATTTCTGAAGGAAATGTTCCTTGATCAACTCAGTCCTAAAGTCAATAGTCTCGTTAATAGCCTCATCATCTACAGCTTTTACTTTGTATTTGTGAGGACGATTAATCAACTCACCCTTCAACTGATTGATAGGGGGGTTAACTATTGGATAGTGCTTCAAGTGTTGAGGTACTTCAGGTTCCTGATCTGGAACATCGCTTAAGTAACTCATCAACTCCTGATACTCAGGCACGTTTGTGTAGTCAGCAAAGTTGAATTCACCGTTGAGCAAACGGTAGTTCTTTCTGAAGTTGATATTTTGCTTATACTGCGAGAACGCAATATTTGCAAAGTAGTCCATAGTAGACTTAATCCATTGCTCTTTCTCTTTCTCCGATAAGCTTATAAACTGCTCAGGGTAGAAATAGGCGTGATTTAGTGGATCAGTGTACTCTTTAAGAGATTCAATAATCATTTCAGTATATGTATTTTAGTTTTAGTTAATAACGGAAGGGAGATGATGTAGTACGAAATAGAGAGTTCCCTTTCTTCTCTCTAAAGTATGCTTGCATTCTAGTGTCTTGACTTGCATCAGATACAATTACCTGAGTGTTCAATGATTTAGCCATTGCCAATGTTAAACCAAAAGATATAACTCGGTCAACATTTAACTTAGGTGTGAACTTAATTAATTCCTTAATCAGTACAGGGTCCAATATTCTAGTCACTCCTAGACGTTCTTTAACTATGTTTCCATCTGCGTCTCTTTCTATTTCTACTACTTCGGTAATGTACTCAATGATTAGGGACATTAGATAGTTTTTAATATCCTTAGTCATGTGAATACCGTAGTCACGATTAACTGTAGAGTTAGGGTGAATATCGTTCAAAAATCTAGGCGTCTTTTCAAGTACTCTAGGAGACTCGTTTTTATCTACACAGTGTTGAATAAAACCGTAGTCCATGTTTTCACAAAGAGTCTTAGCATTATAATACTTAAGAAGCATCTTAGTAGTCTCATACCAAGTCTCAATCTTCTTAGGACGACCTGTGTAACAAGCAACAACCATATTCTGCCACCCTTCTCCGTTTAAGTTGTGGACCCTTTTGTAAATATAAGTAGACCCCAAAGAAGTTGAGTAGTGAGCTTGTGATTGTTTGTATGGATCCGTTCCTGCTGTATAAAGGCCATAGGGAGCATCTGACAGAGGATATTCCCAAATCTGTACGCAACCCTCAATGTCGTCTGTTGGCTTCACTGGGAACGTTGTAACGGCTTTCTTATCTGTAAACTTGTGTCTAATAGTTCCGTCAGATCCTGTATACAACTCTACGTTATCAGCTGCAATCTCTTGGGCTGTTAGTTTCTGTAATTGTTCTTGAAGCAAATCAACTGGAAAGATGTTCTGAGATAACTCCAAGAAACACTCCTCATGAGTTAGTGGGTAGTACATTACTTCTTTCAAGTAAGTCTCTAATCCACTAGACTTTTTAATTTGTTCTCTAGACTTAAGGATCTGATCTTTTCCTTTCTCTTCGTCCGCTACCCAGATCTTAATTAAATCTAACTCAGATTGATCTTCCTTACCTAAGTAAAGACCTAAAGACTTTTCTTCTTTTGGTACTTTTAAAGAACGAGTTCCTGGAATAAACAATCCATAAGACTTTCCTGACTCATTAGATTCTACAGGAAGAAAGTTATAGGCTTCTGGGTTATTGAAAAGCTCCTCTAGGTCAGCAGCCTTGCTCATATCTCCAGATGTACCAATTACAAAAGGAGAACAACGCCATCCATAAGGACTATCAAAACACGGAGTAGTTGCCGCTAGACAACTAAGAATCTTTCCTTTTCCTCCTTCTTCCAAAAGAAAAGAAGATAGAGTAAGACCTGCCGCAGCTTCCGTATTGTTACCTTCATCAAAGTTCCTGACGTGAAACTTAGACCACTCATTACGAGCATTAGTCTTCTTGTCTTTAAATCCTAAAGTTACCTGCTTCTTCCAGTCATCCTCAATACGAGGAAATCTAAAATAGTCAGGAAGATTCCTAAGACCTAAGTCTACATAGTCTGTGATTACTTTTAAGTCAGGCTGGTTAAGGGCAGAAATAAGGTTATCAGATCCTCTTTGTGTTACAGCTTTGTGAGCCATGTAGGAAGAAGTAAGAACTGACTTAGATATACGTCTAGATCCTACCATAACAACTCCTTTCTTACCGTCTTCATGATTCTCCGCTTTGTTAATGGTTTCATCTACATCTAAGTAAGTGTCCCACAACTGAGGTTTATCCAGTTTACGAACCTGACGCTTGCCTATCATAGTGTCCACATAAATGGACCAGTAGTTTAAGTGCCAGTAGATAAAAGGAGAAAAATAGAATCCGTTAATAGTTACACCCTCTGTAATCTTTTTGTCTTCGTTTTCCCAGAACGCAGTATACTCCTCTGAACCATTATCAGGGAGATTACGTACGTTAATAAGAAATTCAGGACTGTCTAGATTTGGATACATAACTATTAACTAAACTGTTTCATTTTACCATTGATTTCTTGAGAACCTCTAGCTTCTGCTTTCTGTTCTTCCTTCTCTCTCAATCTATCTACTACTTCTAAAAGAGCTAAATACTCTTTCATAGTATCTCTGAGAGATTTGATTTGAGACTCTTGACTAGCAATAACCATAGGCATAGTTCCGCCTTTGGCTGTTGGCTTCCATTCAATCCTGTCTTTGAGTCCATTGATAGGATTGTTATCAATGTATGCCCTCCACTCAGTTAGGCGTTGTTCTGCCCACTCTAACTCTGCTGATATATATGATAATTTCTTAGTTGCCATTGTTGTACTTTTTTAGGAAGTCAATTTGATTCATATTCATGATGTCCTCAAGGACACGTGCATAGAAATCTTCATCCCTTCCTGTCTTTCCATAAGAGTAACCTGCCTTCCAGAAGATCTTAAATGTTTCAAATAAGTTATCTTGGAGAGTATTGGCTACGTGAGGTTGAGGACTAGGGGCTTGGTGGTTTTCCATAATCTTATTTTTTAGAAGAAACCTGTGTTAGAGGTTTGTCAGCAGGCAAGAAGTAGATTTGAACTCCACACTTGCTTCCTGGCTTTTTGTCACAACCATTCTTGATTGTGGTCTTTTTTACTCTGTTCTTTTCCATAATAGTTCTAAGTGTTTTTCTGGGTTATTGGGATTTGAATTATTCCAAGTCTCTATTCCACAATCTGAAGATAGAGATGCTGTTTTGTAGGTACAGACGCAACCACAAAACGAACAGTGTAGTTCTGTCCTTGTGGTGCTGTAGTGTTCGCCCGTAAGTTGTAGGTACTCAGGGGAAGTGACTGCATTTGTTGAATTGTAGGGACACTTGATACAAATATCCATTCTCTCTGCGATAATGTTCTGTTTTTCATTACTCAATAGTTTAAATTGATTCGCTGTCTTCGTTGCTACTCCCTCCAAGACTTTGTTCAAATTCTTCAGACCCTTCAGGCTCAGGGCCATGTACTCTTTGTAAGGATTCATATAGGTTTTTGTGGTTTTGTTTTTGTCTTATTAATTCTCTGTCCATGTAATCCACTACTACGTCTGTGTATAGTTTCTTGCTCTTTCCTCTTTCATATCTTTCTTCGAAAAGTCTAAGCCACTCTTTGAGCATATAATAATTGTTATATCCTCTGAGTGCTGTACAGTCTTCTCTAGACTCTTGGGTAATCAGGTACTCAGACTTAATCTTAGTAGCAATGATCTTAATTGCTTTGTTAGGATTAAATACAAGTACTCCTAAGCCAGACATTCGTACTTTAACAGTGGGAAGGTCTCGTATGTCTTCTATCGTCTTCTTCAAGTACCACTCATAGATAGTACTTACTTGGTCGATAGTCATATCATTTTCCTTTGCAACTTCTGAGTAAGCTGCGTAGGTTTTTATTTCAATGCCTTCATACCTGTCTTTTATCTTCCTCATACTGCTACTGCACTCTCTGCCTTATTCTCAGTTACTCCGTTACCTGTTGAAAGAACCAATGTGAGTGTAACACCTTGCTTGCTAGTAGGACACAGTCTTGGGTTGACTATGTTTTTTTCTAAGATGCCCATCTTTCTTAATCTAGTAATTCCATTAGAGATTACCTGAATTGATGTGTTAAACTCACCAGCGATTCTTTCTTTTACTTCTTTGTCTAAAGTGCCGTAGTAGGAACTATGGGCTAATATACTAGTGTATAGATCTGATAATCTATACCCTGCAAGTCTAAGCAATACATCAATATATGCCTGATGTAACTTAACTCCTTCTTCATATCTACGTGCTACTTTCATTGGTTTGGTTTGTTTTTTGCTAAACAAATATACGATTGTAACAAAAAAAGTCAAGTTAAATGTTAAGTCTAGACAGGTAATTAATATCAAATGTTACATGTGTTAACTCAATTTGTAACTTAAATAATTATTTTAGGTTATATATAGAATTAGACAAACACTATAGACAAAACTTTATTTAAACCTATATTTGTATTAAACAATTACTGCTATGTCGATGGAAAAAGTTAAAAAGCCAACCTCAGAGGAACTGTTCGAACTCTTCCTTTTAGCCTTACAGGATGAAGAGGTCAAATTAGCAGGAGACATAGGTGGATTCAAGGATGCCCTTTATCAAGGATTCAAAGATTACACCTATAGAAAGAAGTATACAGAAGAGATGCTCTTCGATTATATTGACTATGCTCTAGAATCTATTCTAGGAGATGATCAACCTATGCAACAAACAGACTATACTATGGGTCAGAATGTAGCTGGACTCTAAGTTAAGAAAGAATTCTTTCACAATTTTTCCACAGAGACATCTACTTATCTGTAAGTCGCTTTATCTTTGATCCCCCGACACCATTTCTTAATGTTCGCAGACGAGGATTAAAAAGTAATCTGCTAGAAGTTGGATAGTATGAGTAGCCCTCAGAGGTGAAAAGAGGTTTCTCCGATAGTGTCAAAATGTTCTAATGAAGTTTGCAGTGCTCTGACCTACAAGTAATAGACCGTAGGCAATAAGTGGACAGAACAGAGACTTAGCTCCGAGAGCTATTTGGTTAAAAACTGCTGCAATATAAGTTAGAATAGAAAGTCAAAATAGACTACTTCTCAGAATGAGAAGGAACAAAAACTATTTCAAATTCTCAAATCCATTCTTGAAAGACTTCTCCAATGCCTTAGAGTAAGCTTTTCTGTTATGAGGAATACCTTCTACAGAAACAAACATAGCATTAACATAGACAGTCTTTTTAGCCTCTCCGATAACAATTACTCCATTTAGATTTATCTCAGTGATTACAATATAGTCTCTCTTGAGAAACTGTAACCCTACGATATTTAAGAGTTCTTCAGGCATAGCGATGGATTTGATTGTTCCTGAAATAGGACTGCCCTCATTACATAATTGGTATTTTGATGCTGCTATTTCTTCTAGAGTTGTTTGTGCTCCAAAGATTATAGGTCTTCCTCCTACCTCTGTTACAGAAGCAATTGATGTTACAGTGTCAACTTTGTAGCATTGAGCACTCAGAGAAGTCATCATAGTGACTAGAAAGCAAAGTATAAATAGTTTTTTCATGATTAGTATGTTACTTGTCCAGCATAGCCAGGAGCTATTATGTATAAGTTTAAACTTCCTCCAGAAGTCAAAGTAGTCGTAGTATAAGTAGTAACTCCAGGATAAGTGGATCTTACGTTTGTTGTTGCTGCTTTAATTGAATTGTATTGAGCAGTAGTAAAGATCCTTACATCAGGAGCTGTTCTCCATCTAGAGAATAAGCCAGCTTTCCTAGCAGCCACATAATACTTGTCTGCTATTGATATAAATCCATCATCGTTTACATCGTACATGTGAAATGACAATCCATTTCTTACACTCTTTCCTAGAATAACATTAGATACTCCTTGGATGTCTGAAGTTGTATACGATTGAATTCTAGTAGGAGCATCTATCTCAATGTAGTATTCCTTAGAAGGATCGTAAGTCTCAGAGATAGAATAATAACCCGAAGAGTTAGTATAGATTGTTTTATATAAAGTCCAAGAAGAAGTTGTTACTATGTAATCAAACTCTATTACGTAAGCCAAACTGCTAGTATTATTTAAGTCGTTCCATTTACCGCCACCTACAAATTGGATATAATCTTCGTTACCTGAGTTATTAGGTTCTCCTGAGTTCCAGTTTGTATAAGAAAAAGTTTCTCCTGTTACCCATCTCCAAGTTCCTTCTGTTGCCTCGTCTGTTAATCCTATCCAACCTGAAGGCCATAATCCAAAAAGAAAACTATTCTCTCCAGAAGTAGTAACAGTTACTAAGTGCCCACCCATAGCAGTACAGTTAGATCTAGCAGTAGTCCAGTTAGCTGTTCCTGTAGAACGATAGTAAGAGTGTCCGTTATAATTGTTCTGAGAAGTGAATCCTGTAATAGTAGAGTTTGTTCTTCTATACAGCTTTATAGCCACGTTATTTGCTCCAGATCCATTTGCATTATACAAGTATCCAGAATAAGTGAATTGTGCGCTTAGAGGGCTTGCAATAAAGAATAGAATAACTAACCACCTCATATTAATAACTTAGCTCCCATCAATAGTTGAAAGTTTAATATATCCTGTCCTGCTACATATGTTCCTCCTCCAGTAATACCTAAGCCAAAAGTCTTGGTCATTCTGTAGGTAAAGTTAAAGAAAGGAATCACAATAGGCTTAGCTTCAAATAAAGACTCTGTGTAATACTTAGAGTATGGAGAATAGATACCAGCCGCAATGATTGTAGCATCTATACTCTTAGTAAGTTTACCTTTATACATAAAACCTGCTATGGCAATAGTAGAAATCATTTCCTCTCCGTATAACTTGCCATAGGTTCCTGCTCCTCCATAGAGTGCTGTAAAGTTTTTAACTGAATTAACTCTTACAAATAGAAGAGTATTTGACATTGACTTAGGCATCAAGCTAAGTCCATCGGATACAACACTAATATGTTTGTTTCCTTTTTTGTTTGCTCCTATCCAGGAACGTACGCATGAGAAGTTTCCTATCTTAGCGTTGACCATGTAGTCTGCTGAAAAGCCAAGAGAAGAAGTACCATCTCCTTTTACTCTTGTAAAGGAGGCAGTACCTCTTGCATCTTGTGCTCCATCAGACTTAGTCTGAATACCAACTAAATC